GCACTTTCGGCAGCAGGTGCGAGCCATACTCGCCGAGAGATGGTGCATCGGCTACGACGAGTCGCTACCTGCAGACACGATAGCGGCGCGCGATTGGTCGGCGCGTCGTGCTCGCGAGTTCGAGCTACTGCCGCGCCCGTGGAGGCAGGTCGGGCGATGGTGATATGCGACGGCGCTCGCGACACATCGAGCGGCTGTGCGTGCAGTGCGGCGTGCGCTATCCGAAGTCGGGCGCGCTACCGCTCGGCGCCGAGGTGCACTTGCTGCCCGAGGGCAAGTTCGTGATCACGTGCTCGCCGCGCTGTCGCAAGGCTGCAGGGCTTCGCTCGCGAAGGTCGCGCTCATGACCGGCACGACGCTCGCGACCGCAAGCTGCACGGCGTCGCTCGTCTCGCTGCTCGTGCTGCCGTGGAGCCGCGGCAGCGCGGCATGGCTGCTGCTGATCGCGCTTTGCTTGTCGCTGCTCGGCATCACGCTGCAGCTCCTCGCAGAGCGTCGCGAGGCAGCCGAGAGCAAGCGGCGCGCGCGGCTCGGCACTTGCGACACCGTGCCGATTCCAGCGCACGACGACGAGAACACAGGGACGAAGATATGGCAGAAAGACAACGAGAGATGACCCGGTATCGCAAGGCGCTCTGGTACGTCGCGGGCTTGTGCATGGGCCTTGCGCGTCGAGGCGCACCGCTCGCGAACGCCTTCGACATCGGCGTGACTCCGAGCGCGGCAGAGATGGCAGAGCATGCCGAGGTGCAAGTGTACATCCTGCGCGGCTACGCTCGCGGCACGGGCGGCAGCAGCGAGCCGAAGGTGTGGCAATGATTCGCGCCCTCGTGCTCGCCGCAGCGGTCGGCGTTGCCCTCGGTTACGCGGTCTACGGGCTCGCGCACTTGCTCGCGGAGGGCTGGTGATGCAGCCATGGACCGAGGGTTTCTGCGTCGGCTATGCGGTCGGCGTCGCGGTGATCGTTCTGCTCGCGTGGTGCGTCTAGTGCAGTGCTTTCTCGCGGTGCGCACGATCAACGAGTCGAACAATCGCGACTCCTGGCGCAAGCGCGCACGACGCGTCAAAGCGCAGCGCCTCGCAGCGCGGCAACGCGTCGCAGCGTGCATCGTCGGCGTGCACCTGCCGCTCGTCGTCACGCTCACCCGAGTCGGCGCGCGCAAGCTCGATAGCGATGGCGTGCCTAGTGCGCTCAAGGCGATCCGAGACGGCGTCGCAGACGCGCTCGGCGTCGACGACGGGCGCGACGATCTCGTGCAGTGGCGATACGCGCAGCAGTTCGGACCGCGGCAAGTCCACGGCGTGCAGATCGAGATCACACAGGGAGAGCCATGCGCGACCGAGACGACGACGACGAAAGGCAACGCGAGCAGATAGCCGCAGAGCAGACCCGACGCGCCCTGCAGCGGTTCGCCCATCGTAAGCGCCTCGCGCAGTGGTTCGAGCGCTGGCAGCAAGGTCGCGCCATGAACGCGCCGAAGGTGCAAGCATGAGGCGTCGACGACGTCGTGCGCATCCCTCGCAGCTCTCGCTCGACTTCGAGGCGCTCGCGCCGTCGTCGCACGGCATCACCCTAACCGTCCGAGGGATCACGCTGCCGGTGATTCAATGGGCTGTACAGCTAGGCGTCTCGACGCAGACGATCTATGCGCGCATCGATCACGGTTGGTCGCCCGACGCGTGCGTCTCGCGCTTCCTTCCATCCCCAGCTGCTCGAAAATCTCGCGCGCCTCACGGCTGCCCGACTGCACTCGCATGGGACACGCTCGAATACAAAGACGACGATCGCGCTTGGTACGTCACGGCCGTTCACCCCGACGGCCTCGAGGTGCAGCAGGTCGCAGAGCTGCAGGGAGTGAGCCCGTCGCAGGTAAACAAGATCGTTCACCGCGTGCGGGAGAAAGTGCGTTGCATGCTCTCGGTAGCCGAGCGCGTCGACGACGGACAGCTCGACGTGATATGTCTGCACCTGCGCGGCAGGTCGGTCGAAGAGTACCGAAAGGCGGCAGCGAGGAGCGAGCGCGCTTTAAGGCAATGGGCGAAAGCCCTTCGAGAGCAGAGAGCCTATTGACGTCGCCGAGGTCGTGGGTGGGTTGCTGGGCGTGCGTCACGCTGGGGGATTCATAAGGGGGCACGACGGCGGTTCGTGTCAATCCCATGTTCGGGTCCTTTACGTGCGTTACGCTCTCGACGCCCGAACCATGCGAGTCAAAACCGTGTCGAAACTCGCGCACGTGTCACGTGGTACTGTGCACGAGTCGATGCCGAGTCCCTATCCTCGCGGCGTCGACGCTCGGCTCTCTCTCGCGTGATGGCGCGGTCGACGAGAGCCGAGCCCTAATGGTTGCGACGGCAACCCTTCGGCGGTTCCGAGCGGTTCTTGAGCGTTTCCGAGAACCGGCCATTTGCCGGCCATTTGCAGACCCCACTCGCCGCCTAAACGCGGCCTAAACGCGGCCTAAACGCGGCCTAAACGCGGCGCGCGTTTATGACCTGTGCACAGTGCTGTGTTGCGTGCGGCATGCTGCAGGGAGTGCGCGCGCGCGCTTAGCACTCGCCACAATGCACGAAGCACGCAGCACGAGCTACACTCGCGGGCCACGAAGGGGCGCAGGGGATGGCAGAGCAGACGACAGCAGACGCGAGCGGCGAGGCGGCGGTTTACTACCCGATCGCGAAGCTCAAACCGTGGGCCGACAACCCGCGCGACAACGCCGAGAACGTCGCGCGCGTGGCCCGCTCGATCTCGCGGTTCGGGTTCTCGGCGCCCGTCGTCGCACGCAAGGCAGACAGCGAGATCATAGCCGGTCACACGCGCGTGCTCGCAGCCGAGTCGCTCGGGCTCGCCGAGGTGCCGGTGCGGTTTCTCGACATCTCGACGCACGACGCGCACGCGCTCGCCCTGGCGGACAATCGCTTGAACGAGCTAGCGCCTTGGCGCACCGACGAGCTGCTTGCGCAACTGAACGAGATCGGGCTGCCTGATGCCGAGGTCGCAGGTTGGTCGAGCGAAGACCTCGACAAGCTCGCGGCAGACCTCGTCGGCAGCGAGCCCGACGACGCGGGCAGCGTCGACGAAGACGAAGCGCCCGAGCCACCTGCAGACCCGGTTACGAGACCGGGCGACGTGTGGCAGCTCGGCAAGCATCGGCTTGTTTGCGGCGACTGCCGCGATGCGCTTGCGCCTCTTTTCGTCGGCGACCTCGCGACGCTGATGGTTACCGATCCGCCTTACGGCGTCGACTATGGTGCCAAGAATGCACGACTGAACGCATCAGACGGAGGCAGCCGAATCGAAACGACTATCGAAGACGACGACGCGTCGATCGACTATGTTTTCGATCTTTGGGTCGGCGCCTTCAAAGCATCCCGGCCGCTGCTTGCTGCCGGCGCTTCTTACTACGTCACGTCGGCAGCGGGCGCTTTTCAGTGGCACATGTGGAAGGCTCTCGAAGAGAGCGGGTTCCCGATGAAGCACGAGCTAGTTTGGAAAAAGAACGCGATGGTATTCGGCGGCTGCGACTACCACTATCAGCACGAGCCGATCCTTTACGGTTGGATCAAGGGCTCGCACAAGCGCGTCGCCGACCGCTCGCAGACATCGGTGTGGGAGATCGATCGGCCTAGCTCGTCGAAGCTGCACCCGACCATGAAGCCCGTCGAACTGTACGCGCGGGCGATGCGCAATAGCAGCGACCGAGGCGACATCGCGGTCGAGCCTTTCGCGGGCAGCGGAACGGCATACGCTGCAGCCGAGCAAGTTGGGCGGGTTGTCTATGGGTCGGAGATCTCGCCCGCCTACTGCGACGTGATCGTCGAGCGCTGGCAGAACCTCACGGGCGGCAAGGCTACGCGCGTGCAGCCATGAAAGCCCGCGTGGTCATCGAGAGCCCGTTCGCTGCGCCGACCGCCGCGGGCGTCGAGGTGCACCGGCTCTATGCTCGCCGCTGCATGCTCGACTCGCTCTCGCGAGGCGAAGCGCCGTTCCTCGGGCACCTGCTGTATACGCAAGTGCTCGACGACAACATACCCAACGAGCGGCAGCGCGGCATCGCCGCGCATCTCGCCTGGATTGCAGCCGCGCACCGGCTCGTGTTTTACCTCGACTACGGCATGAGCCCGGGCATGTTGAAGGCGAAAGAGGCTGCGCCCATGGTCGTGCCGCACGAGTTCAGGCGCATAGGGCAGAACCCGTGATGGGCGGTCGCGCCGACTAGCTGCCGTGTACACGCCGCACAAGTCCATGTCACACTGCGCATGTCATGGAACACGAAGCACAACAGAAAGAACGCTTCCCACAAGTCGCCGACCTCGCGCACTCGATCTCGCTAGTCGTCGGCTCTCGCGACTTTCGGGTGAGCATCGACCGCGCGCTCGACCGCGTCATCGTAAGTCACGATGGTGAGTCGCTCGCGTTCGCCCCTATCGCAGCGTGGCGATTGATCAACGGCGACCGCGACGAGCGACGGTACATTCGTTGGCTCTTCGAGAGCCCGGCGCAGGTGCGGGCGTCGTGAGAGGTCTTCGCGCCTGCAAGCTCACGCCCGAGTCGCGTAAGCGCATGCTCGACCTCGTGCGCGGCGGCGTGCTGCTGAAACACGCCGCGCCCGCCTGCGGCGTCGCGTGGTCGACCGTCGAGCGATGGTTGACGCTTGGCAATCGCTTTCTCGACGAAGACCCGCGCGCCAGGCCCGCCCATCGCAAATACGCCGAGTTCGTGAAAGAGCACGCCGAGGCGGAAGCGTCGCACGCGTCTTCGCTGCAGCTCATGCACACGAAGGCCTGTCGCAAGGGCAACGTCGCCGCAATCCAGTGGCAGCTAGAGCGCCGCTATCCGCAGGACTTCAGCCCGGCGAAACGGCTAGAGCTATCGGGCCCCGAAGGCGAACCGCTCGGCGTGCAGCTGCGCGCAGCTATCGAACGCAAGCGCGCGAAGGGCGATGCAGGGTAGCGCGGCAGAGTCGGTAAGCGCCGAAGAGCTGCTCGACGTGCTCGACGACTTCGAGTCGCTCGCGTCGATCGTTCAGATCACGCAGAAGCAAGGCGCGCCGATGTATTTCTCGCCCGACCGTTGGTTCGACGAACAGCGCCTGTTTCAAGAACGCCGCACCGGGCTTGATATCGTATTGAAAGGCAGACAGATCGGGTTCTCGACCTTCGAGATGGTGCGCGACCTGCAGTTCGCTTTGACGCACCCTGGCACGCAGACCTTGATCGTCGGGCAGGAGACCGACCTGGCGAACAAGCTCTTCTTACAGCTGCGAACGATGTGGCTCTCGCTGCGCGAACAGGGCGGCATGCCCTCGACGCGATACGACAACATCCGCGAGCTTTACTTCGACGGGCTGCAGTCTTCGATACGCGTCGTCGAGGCAGGAGCCTCGAGAGAGGCGGCGCGAAAGAAGGGGCGGTCGGGCACCATCCATCGGCTGCACGCAACCGAGGTCGCTTTTTGGTCGTACCCTGCCGAGGCGATGTCGGGGCTCATGAATGCCGTTCCATCGACGGGCGAGATCGTGATCGAGTCGACGCCGAATGGTGCCTTCGGGATGTTCTACCAACTGTGCAAGCAAGCGCAGAGCGGCGCGGGGCGGTTCCGGTTCCATTTCTATCCGTGGCACATGCACGCCGAGTATAGGTCGCCGCTCGTGCCTCGGTTCAACCCTGCGCCGCGGGACGCTATCGAGCGCTCACTGCGCGACGAGGGCTGCGACGACGAGCAGATACAGTGGTGGCGCGAGCAGTGCGACGACCCTGCGAAAGGCGTCGAGACTGCCAGCGAAGAGTATCCGCGAGATCCCGAGTCGTGCTTTCGCACCGCGGGCTCGCCGTACATTGACCCGCGACACATCGAGCGGCATCGACGCGACACGCGCGAGCCCGTGGTCGTTCTGCCGATGCTCGGCGTCGACGTCGAGGTCTTCGAGATGCCGCGCCCCGGTGTCGAGTACGTGGTCGGCGGCGACGTTGCCGAGGGCATCGGCGAAGACAACTCCGCAGCGACCGTCGAGCGGACGGACACTGGCGCGGTCGTGGCCTACGCATCGTCGGGCAGCATCGAGCCTGGCGAGTTCGGCTTGTTTCTCGGCGAGCTAGGCTCGTTCTACAATGGCGCGATGGTCGCACCCGAGCGCAACAATCACGGCGCAGCAACGCTATGGGCACTCATGAACACGCCATCGGCGCAGAGCGGCCAGGTGTACAACGATGCTCGAATCTACAGGCACGCCGACGGCAAGCCGGGCTGGCACACGACGAAGGTCACACGCCCGATCTTGTTCGACGACCTCGCCTCGCGCGTGCGTGCCGACGACGACCTGCAGTGCCCATCCCGGCGGCTGCTGTCGGAGGCGGCAACGCTCGTGAAGGGCTCAGACGGCAAGCCGCGCGCAGCGAACAAGGGCAACGCCGACGGCTGCAAGGATGACGGCTTCGTGTCGTGGGCAATCTGCGGGCAGGTGCGGCAGCGACGTCGCGCGGGCCGTCTGCAGTCGTTCCACATCGACGACCTGTAGCTCGCGCACGACGCGGCTCGACAACGTGTGAAAGTGACGACGACATGCCGACGACCGACAGCCTAAAACAAGCGCTAGAGCAGCCGCGCGACGACTACAAACTCGAATGCGAGTTCGCGCAGTTCTTGCTCGACTCATATACAGGGCGCGGCGGTTACGAGGGCAGAGTGCGGCAGCCGCCCGCGTCCTATTGGGGCGAGGCAGCCGAGACCTATGCGCGTTACACGCTGCTATACACGCACGACCGCAACACGGATCAGAGCTACCTCGACCGATACGAGCGCGAAGACTGGCCGAAGTTTCGCAGGCGCGTGCAGGTCGCGCATTACCTTAACTACGTCGCGCCCATCGCGAACCTTTACGTCAGCTATCTGATCCGCAAGCCGCATAGCCGAAGCAACGTGCCCGAAAGACTGCACGCATGGATCGACGAGACGCGGTTCGACGACGGCGCGCGTCTGCGTGCGACGCGTGCGCTCGTGCTCGGGTGGTTTCCCGTCGTCGTCGACATGCCGCGCGCAGACCCGACCGCAGCGACGCGGCAGCAATCGGGTGAGCTTCTGCCCTATGCGACCGAGCTTCTGCCGTGTCACTTGCTCGACTATCAGGTCGACGACGACGGCGTGTTCGTTTGGGCAAAGACGAGGATCACGACGAGCGAGCGCGAGAGCTGGGCATCGAAACCGAAGCGCGTCGACCGGTACACGATCTGGACTGCGACCGGCTTCGAGTACTACGAGGTGCACGAAGAGCAAGGCGTCGTCGCGCAAGACTCAGGCGACCACGCGTTCGGCGTCGTGCCCGTGGTGATCTATCGGTCGGGCGTGACCGTTGACTCCTCGCTGAAATCAGAGAGCGCACTGGCGGCTATCTGCATCGAGGCGCGCCGACTGTTCAATCTGATATCAGAGATCGACGAGCACATGCGCGCGCAGGTGTTCGCCATCCTCATGATCCCGACGCGCGAGGGCAAGCCGCCCGGCATCGTCGGCAACAAGAACGCGCTTGCGTTTGACCCCGACGCGCGGCATCCGCCCGAGTACCTCGCGCCGCCGTCGAGCGTTGCGGCGACATACGAGAAACGAATCAGCGAGACGGTCAAAGAGATCTATCGCATGGCGCGCGTCGAGTACACGCGCGCATCGGGCGCAGGGCAGAGCGCCGAAAGCCGTAAGACCGAGTTCGAGCAGACGAACCTAGCGATCGCCGACCTCGCCGACTCGCTCGCCGACGCAGAGCGCGAGGAGCTGATCCTCGTCGGGCGCGGGCTCGGCATTCCCGAAGACCAACTGCGGGAGATGACGGTCACGGCTGCCGACAGCTTCGACACCGAAGAGCTAAACCAAGAACTCGAACGCTTGACGCAGCTCGTGACGGTTCGCGAGTTCGGGCGCAGGTTCAAGTCGGAGCTATTGAAGCGCGTCGCGGCGCGCGTGCTGCCGAACCTGTCTGCCGACAGCCTGCAAGAGATAGAAGAGCAGATCGAGGCGCAGGTCGTCGACGACGAGCGCGACGCGATGTTGCTCGACGAGGCTGCCGACGCAGTCGCAGACGACGAGGCAGACGACGACGAGGTGCCGCCCGGTGAGGCTGCCGAGTGAGTGAGAAAGAAGAGCTACGCGCATACGAGCGCGCGATCGCCGAGCACCTGCGCGACCTGGCAGGCGTCGACTCTGCGCTCGCAGCGGTCTATCGCAAGGTCTCGGTGCGCGTATCGGTCGAGGTCGCAAAGCTCGGCGACGATGTGACCGTGTTCAAGCTCGACACGATGATCCAAGCCGAGCTAGCGAAGACCCGCGACGCTCGCGCCAGGGCAATCAAGGGCGCTGCAGACGCGGCAGAGCGCGCGGGCGTCGAGATGGGCGCATCGGTCGACGAGCGCGCCTTCACGGCCACGCAGCTCGACGGCACTGCCGACACGACGAGGGCTGCGAGCGAGCGCATCGCGAAACGCGTGAAGGTGCCGAACCGGACGAAGCTCTCGAAGAACATCCGGAAATGGGATCGCGACCTCGGCGGCAAGGTCGCACGCGAGGTGAAAGACTCGATCCGACAGCAACGCGGCATCCTCTCGGCGGCTGAGAAGATCCGTAAGGTCGACACGATCACCGACAAGCTGCCGCAGTACCTGCAAGAACTCGAAGACGCTGCGCGCATCGGCGACGGGCAGCGCGTCAAAGACCTATCCAAGCGCTACCTAAAAGACGCGCGAGAGAAGCTCGGCAAGGTCACAGCCGAGGGCAAGCGCGTCGGCTCGAAGTTCTCGTTGCGTGGCCCGACGCAGCGGTTCGTGCGCTCGATGCGCAAGGCGGGCCCCGAAGACATCGACGGCATCGTCGCGCAATACATCGAGGAGCGTGCGCTATGGCGCGCGCGCGTCATCGCCCGTACTGAGACCGTGCAAGCGTTTCGGCGCTCGTATGCCGAGCACGCGTCGAAGCGCCCGGGCGTTGTCGGCATCCGGTGGACGCTCTCGAACCGCCACCCCATCGCCGACGAATGCGACGTGTACGCGTCGCAGAACCTGCACGGGCTCGGGCCTGGCGGCTACCCCGTCGACCGACTGCCGAGGTCGCACCCTAACTGCATTTGCCACACGGCAGCGATCATCGACGACGCGCACTTCAGACGCGACACGCCCGCAGGTGCGAAAGAGCCGCGCCCATGGGTCGACAAGCGCAGTCCGAACGGGCTCGGGTGGCTCAAGAATAATCCGAAGGCTGCCGCCGAGATACTCGGGCCGACCCGACACGCGATGCTTAAGCGCGGCGTCAACGTGCTGCAGCCTGACGGCACGCCCAAGAAGGTGAGCACGCTTCTGCGAGGCGCAGGCAAGGGCAAGAGCGGCAAGCGCTAGCCGCCTTGCCCCTTGCTCGGCCACCCAATTTTGAGCACTCAGGGGACGACCCTATTTTGGCACTACTGCTCATGGCGCAGGAGCGGCTATTGAAGCTCCAGATGACCGACCGGGACTGCCGCGAGTACAGGGACGCGCTCTCGTACGTGACCCGCGCGGTGTCCAGGATGCGGGACCGGGAGGCAGGATGAGAAGAGAGGAGACCAAGATGATGCAGAAGTTTAGAAAGAAGCCAGTCGTGATTGAGGCGGAGCGCGCCTCTGAGCGGACAGAAATCGTGACGCTCGAGGGCACTATGGTGGCGAGCCCCGGCGACTGGATAATCACCGGGGTGAAGGGCGAGAGGTACCCGTGCAAGCCGGACATCTTCGCTGCCACGTATGAAGCAGTAGAAGAGTAGAGAGGCCAGAAACCAAGATGACAGGCAAGACTGTTGAGAACTCTGACTTCAATGGTGCAGAGAAGAACGTTCGGGACATCCAGAAGTTTGGCAATGGCGACTTGTTCCTGTTGATCGCCAAGGCGTACTCCAAGGAAGAGCAGTGGATGAAGTCCACGAAGGCGATGGAGATCAAGGGGGCGGGTCAACATGTTCCGGGCTCCGCATCGCCCTTGTCTCGCGCTGAAGCGCAAGCAGGCTGTCCGTGGTCACATCGACGGCTCTCGCGAGCGCCGCGAGCAGATCCGTTTGCTTATCGACAACCTTGCGCAGCGCCGCGACCTCGGCCCGCAGGTTGAATATGTCGTGCTGATAGCTCACGCGAGCGCCTCGACAATCGCTTTCGCTTGCCGCAGCGCGGTCGCGCGGTCGCGATGATGGACTCGAAACCAGTCGCTCGGACCGACCTCGAGTTTCGGCTCTCCTCGCCAGCCGCAGACAGTCACATAGTGACCGCCGTCGGCACGCACGGCGTCAACGTTGCTGTGTAGAAAGACTGCCCGGGCTGCCGCCCGCACGCCTCGAATGCCGACGAGTTCGGATGTCACGCGAGCGCCACGATCGCGCGCTTTGCTCGGGCGAAAGCATCGCCGCGTTTCTCGGCGACGACGTAGACGATCTCTCGTTCGGGCCATGCTCGCGATGAGCCAAACGCTTTGACGAAGTAGGCGCCCGAGCCTTTCGTTACTGTCACGCCGCTGTAATCGGGCCACACGGCAGCGGCTGCCTTACGCACGTCGCCGACCTTCACTGCCGCCGCGTGCACTGCCGACGCTGCAGCGACCGCAGGCTGCCTGATGCGCGCAGCCTTGTTCGGCTTCGATACCGTGCGCGGCAAGTCGTCGCGCTTTGTCGTGGTGCGCTTCGTGGCCCGCTTTGCCGGTGCTTTGGTCGTCTTCTTAGCTGCCATTCTCGATCTCCCTGTTTCTGGCTTCTCTCTGCAATCGCACGATAGCGATTGAACATCGCAAATGTGTCGCGATCGATCGGTCGCAGTGCGACCAATCGACACGGTCCCAACAATCGATCCGCGGCGAGTGAACGCCGAGCCTGCCCCCTAGCGAAAAATGACCGAGGTCGCGTCGCTTCTGCCAGACCGTCTTCGCATCGCACCCTAGTCGCGCCGCGATCTTCCTATCGATCAGACTCCAGTCAACGGACCGCCACTGATCATCCGATACGCGCATGTACTTTCGCGGCTTCCACAAGCCGAGGCGTCTCCTTTCTTTGCCCACCGTGTGGGGCGCGCAGCCGATGTCCATCGCGATCGCGCGATCGCTCCGAGACCAATCGACATCAATCCCGGCGAACGATACAGGCTTAGGAGGCATGTCTCGCTCGCATCGCTTCGAGCGCCTTGACGCAGCTCGCAGTCGCTTCGAGTAGCTCGCGGTATGCGCCCGCGTGGTCGCCCGCTGCGAACGCTTGCCAAGCCTCGGCAAGCTCTTCGGCGATCACGTGCGCATAGGTCAACGTGCCCGCCTGGCGCGCCGTCTCATAAGCGCGTCGTGCGTCGCTCTCGCTGCCGAACACGGGCTCGCCTGCGTCGAAGGCGGGCATGGTCAAGCCTGCGCCGTGCGCGGCGTCCTGCCGCGACCTCTCTCGGTCGACGGCTGTGTAGATCTCGCGCCGCACGTTCGAGCGCGCCGACTCGCGGTCGAGCACGTCGAGCAGCTTGTTGCCGATGAGCTTCTGCGCTTCGTGGAACATGCGTTGCCCGATGGGCGGCCCATCAATCGCGACCTCGAGGTCGCGCAGCTCTTCGGCAGAGTCGCGCACCTCGGCGAACGCATCGCGCCTGCCTCGCATGTACTCGGCGGATCTGTCTGCTGTCTTCGTCACCGGTTGCCTCCGCGCCCGCGCCCTTTGTCGGGCCATTCACTCGCGGGCACTCTGCCCTCGCTCATTTGTTCGAGCGCGACGCGATGCACCTGCGCGGGCCGTGCGATCCCGTGTCGCCATTCACTGAGCGACCGGCGCGAGACGAGCAGCGTCGCGGCGAGTTCTTTCACGCCGAGGTTTCGCTCTGCCATCCACACTCGCAATTTCGTCGCCGCGTCAAGCTCGACCATGGCCCGAGCATACACGCACGCGGGCACTTACGCACGTAAGCGACCAAGTGCCCCGGTGCGCGCTGCAGGTCGCGAGTGATACCGGTCCAAACTGGAATCAGCGGCTCGCGAGCACTTCGCCCTCGCGACCAAGCCGCGCAGACACGAGGCGATGCGAACCGGGCAGGCCCGGGCAAAAGGCACAAGCAACATGAGCACACTACACATGCGCACTCTGCGCGAAGAGAGCGGCGACGGCAGCGATGGCGCATCGGGCGACACCTCGGGCGAGGTGAAGTCGGCGGCGCAGTTCACGCAAGCAGACCTCGATCGGATTGTCGGCGAGCGCATCGGCAAGGCGCGCTCGGAGATGACGAAGCTCGCGCAGGAGCACAAGGCCACGCAAGAGGCGCTCGCCGCTCGCGAGACCGAGTTGCAAACCATCCGCGACGACGTCGAGTTGAACGGCAAGTCGGAGCTAGAGCGGCTGCAGCATCAGATCGAAAAGCTCACGAGCGGCGCAAAGAAGACCGAACACGAATGGTCGCAGCGCCTGGCAACTGCCGAGCGAGCTGCGAGCGATGCGAGCGAGAAGCACATCTCGTATCTGCGACGCACGCAAGTCTCGTCGGCGCTCGTCGCTGCCGAGGTCGTGCCCGCTGCGCTCGACGATGCGCTCGGCTCGTTCGTTGCCGCTGCAGACATCGAGAGCGACGACGCAGGCAACATCACGAGCATCATCGTCGGGGGAAAGCCCTTCACCTCGGCGGCTGATGCCGCGAAGCACTTCCTTTCAGAGAAACCGCATTTTGCGAAAGCCGCGGCAGGCGGCTCGGGCACGAAGCGTCGGGCAGGTCTGCCCGGCGACAACGGCACCGCGCCTGCAAGCCCGGCACAAATGATCTCGATGGGCCGCTCGACGCGGCCCGATTGAAACGCGGCTCTCTCGTGTGAGCGGGCGGCATAGGAGAAACGAATGGCACTGTCACTGTATGACTCCGCAAAGCTCACGCGTAACCCGCTCACGCGCGGCGTGATGCTCGCAATCGCGACCACGAACGAGCTAATCTCGCTCTTTCCATGGAAGCCCGTTGCGGGCACGAGCTTCGACTACAATCGCGAAAAGTCGATCACCGACGTGGGCTTCGTGTCTGCGACTCACACATCGATCACCGAAGGCGGTGCGCAGTTCGACCGCGTGACCGTGCCCATGCGTCTCATCGAGCACGACGTCGACGTGTACAACTACGTCACGAATCAGACCGACCCGAACGGCGACCAGAAGAGCATTCAGATCGCGCAGCAGCTTAAGGCCACCGGTCGCACGCTGCAGGGCAAGATGTTTACGGGCGCGTTCGCCTCCGGCTTCGTGGTGACCGGCACCCTGGCAGGCCCTGCGGTCACTGCCGCCGTGCCGAGCGCGCACACAGACTCAGTCGTGCAGGGGCCCGGCTCTCTGCGCTACACGCACGTCGGCACGCTTTGGCAGTATCGCGCGCCTGGCGATCGCGACTACGGGCCCACGGTTGCTGTCGCGGCCGATTCAACGGTCGTGCTCGTGTCTGACAACCCGAGCCGGTTCGTCGCCGTGACCATCGTAGTCGCGTCTGCCACTGCAGACGAGACAATGGAGATCACGTTCTCGACGTCGACCGAGGAGCCGGACGGCCTAAACAAGATCCTCGCGAACACCTCGCAGGTGCGCAGCTCGATCGGCGTGAACGGCGACGCGCTCTCGTTCGCGATTCTCGATCAGATGATCTACGACCTCGTGAAGGTGCGCGACAACCGCGTCTTTGTCATGAACGGGTCGCTGAAGCGCAAATACATGGAGCTGGTGCGCGGCGCATCGGGCGGCATGACGCCCGAGCAGACCGCGATCCCATCCTTCGGCGCGGGCGGCGCGTTTGAAGATCAGATGGTGCCGAGCTACCAGGGCATCCCGATCCTGCAGGTCGACGACATCCCGAACACCGAAGCGAAGGGCTCCGCGACCGACCTGTCGAGCTGCTATCTGATCTCGCTCGGCGAAGAGGGCTTTCACGGCGGCGTGCAGAGCACGGGCGACGTCGCCGACGCAGACCTCGATCCGTACATGGCGCGGCTCATGGGGATCAAGCTGTACGACCTCGGGCAGCGCGAGACGAAGGGCGCCGACGGCACTCGCATCGAATGGATGGGCGCATATGCGCTCGGCTCGAAGCTCGCCGCAGCCCGCTCGACCGAGATCATCACCGCCTGATTTGTAGCCGCTGCGCTCGTGCAACCTCTCGTGTGCGAGCGTGGCGGCAGTACCATTTCGCGAACACGATTGGAGCGCGCCTTGACCGATGTCTCTCTCTCGAACCTGCCTTGCGAGGCGGGCACTGTGCCCGGGCACTGGCGCGTCGCCTTTCGCGAGCCCGTCAATGACTCGTTCGCGGGCTGCACCTTCGTCGAGGGCGTCTCGGTCGGCACCATCACCGGCCCGCGGCTGCGCCGACTCGTCGCCCTGATGGGCGCATCGATACGCGCAGTGCTGCGCGTCGACGGCGCCGCGCCTATGTTGATCGGCGACGCCGACGCATTCAGAGAAAACCATCGCGAGACGCTCGTGCCCGAGCCGCCTGCGCCCGAGCCTGCGCCGCCCGCGCCTGTCGCTGCGCCTGCGCCGCCCGACGAGCCCGCTGCGCCGCCGCCTGCAGTGCAAGCCGCGCCCGAGCCCGTGTTCGAGGATATCGAGGCTGTCGCGGCGCCCGAGCCCGAGCCCGAGCCCGCGAAGGTCGAGCCGACCGCCGAGCCGGTGCCCGACGAGACGACCTCGGTTATCCGCGGCATGAAGCAAAAGCGCCGCACGAGTAGGTCGAAATGATCTCCGCGGTGTTCGATACAGATGATCTTGTCGCGGCGATTCAGTCGCTCTCGTCGAACCTCGGCAGAGCGGTGAGTCGCGGCATGAACGCGACGACCGTGCGCATCGCACGCAACGCGAAGATCCTTGGCGGGCAGCGCTTCCAAGATCAGACGGGCGCACTGCGCAACTCGATCGAAAGCGAGCCGCCGACGGGCAGCCTGCGCGCGGGCACGTTGACCGGATGGGTCGGCATGGCTGCCTCGCATAACTTCCATTTTTACGGGCTCTCGCAAGAGTACGGCACGCGAAACGGCGTCACTGAAAAGCGGTTCATGCGCGACGCAATGGACGCCGAGACGGGCGACCTCATCGAAGATGCAATGGCGCAGGCGTTTCGCGACGCAGGGTTCGAGGTAACTCGGTCATGACCGTTCTCGACGTCAACACGATCGCAACGGACGCAGACCTCGCGAACGAGATCGGCGGCGCCGACAAGCTCGATCGCGCAATGAAGCGCGAGGCAGACCGCGACGCGAAGCGCGTGCGCGCGCTCGAAGACGTCGTCGAGGCGCTGCAGAACCGCTCGCCGCCCGTGTTCGAGGAGGACCTGCTTGACCCGACCGAGCTGCGCCGGGCCGTCGTCGCACGTGCCCTGCACTTGATCTGTCGCAGTGCGAGCGCCGTGCCTGGCGACACGTGGCACATGCTGCGCGACGAGTATCGCCGCGAATACGATCGCTACGTCAAGACGCAGTTCTCGCTCGAAAGCGAGCTACGCGCGCCGAGCGGATTCACGATTGACTTGGAGCGGCGTTGACCGCGCCCGACATCGAGCGGCTCGACAACCCGCTTACGAGCGCGGTTCTCGCACTCGGCGCTGCAGCTGCGAACGCCGAACTCGCGCGCCGGATGGAGCTGCTCGGCGACGTGAACCCGAGCGAGCTTGCTGTGTGCACAACGCTCAACCATCCGGTGAAGCTCTCGATGCTAGGCGGCGCGCTCTCGCTGCCAGTGCTCTCTTGCTACGCGCGGCAGACGCGGCGCAAGCGCGTGACCTTCGGGCACGTAGATCAGCTCGTGACGCTGCGCCTGCATTACGTCAGTAGCGCGACCGCGCACGAGCGGCTGAACGACCGTTGGCCTTCGCTCAACATCGTGTGGCGCGCAGTGTCAGACGCGCTCTTCGACGGCTATAGCTCCGCCTACCAGGACGGCGCGCAGGTGCTCTGCGATGCGGGCGTCGTTTGGGTCACGCCCGACGCAACCATGATGGAGGGCTACGCGCTCGGCGGCGATTTCGCGTTTCCGCAATGGGAAGCGGACTTCGTGTTTCAATGGCGCCCGCAAGACGAGGCGGCCGATTCCGACCTCGTATGTTTTCCGATGCTCGGCGTCGATGCGCAGATCGGCGAGTTCGACGGCGACCTCGGCACCTGTCACCAAGTCGACATCAGGGCGAACACGGCGCTCGGCGACGAGGTCGACTGCGCCACCCCGTACGACGAAGAGAGCGAGTTACCATGACGGTACCGGCAACGAGAGTAAGCGCGCGCGGCGAGTTCAGGCACACGACCGAGCACGAAGAGCTGCAAGCAAGTTTCGACGACGCCCTCGACGTCGACGTTCTCGACACGAGCGAGACTGCGGGCGCGGGCGCTGTGAACCACGACGCGGCGACTGCGCATCTCGCGTGCATCGTCTCGACGGGCGCGAGCGACCGGGCGATCGTGCGCTCGCACGCGCGCCCTCGACCTGCTGCGGGTTCGTGGCGACTCACTCGGGTATGCGCCCGCTTCGTCGGCGAGGTCGTCTCGCAGAGCAAGCGCGTCGGCATCGGCGATGACGACGACGGGGCGTTCTTTGAACTCGAAGGCGAGACGCTTTACGCCGTGCGACGCAGCTCGGTCTCGGGTTCGCCCGTCGAGGTGCCCATTGCTGCGGCGCAATGGAACGGCGACACGACCTCGGTCGTGCTCACGAACGAGCACGTCTTCGAGATTCGCGACGCGTGGCCCACTGGCGACCTGCAGTTCTTTGTCGACGGGCTGCTCGTGCACACGATGTCGGTCGACGGCAGCATCGACGCGCCTGCGTGGAAGCGCTCGCGCCTGCCCTTGCTACTCGAATGCGCCAACGCGGGCGTGACGACTGCGGGCGGCTCTCTCGAGGTCTCGCACGCGTCGATCGTTGTCGGGCAGCGCGCCGCCTCGACGAGCACGCACACGGTCGAGGCACGCAACGCAGCGGTGCCGACGTCGCAGACCTCGCTCGTCGCGATTCAACCGCGCTCGACGTTCGGCTCGGTCGACAATCACGGCACGCTGTCTGCGCAGCGCGTGAGCGTCTACACCGACAGCGAGTGCCTCGTCGAGGTGCTGCTCGGCGCGACGCTCGGCGGCGTGCTCGCCGACCACGCAGCGGAGTCGCGAGCGCAGTCGAGCACCGCGCCCGGCAGCATCACGGGCGGGCGTGTTGTCGCTGCGATCCCGGTGTCTGGTTTCGCGAGCATCACCATCGACGACGAAGTGCGCCGCCTGGCAGACGGCACGCAGCAAACATTGACCGTTGCCGCGACGGCCATCGCGGGCACCGCCACGGTCGCAGCCGCGCTCACTTGGAGGGAAACACCGTGACCGAGAAACGACAACTATTGAAAGTGTGCGCAGTCGACGGGCGGATGATGCCGCACCCTGGCGGCGCGGGCAGGTACGTCGGCATGCGCGACGCAATGCCCAAGCAAGCCGCCGACGTCGAGGTGCCAGGCGGGCGGCGCTACGTTCGCATTCCGTTCGAGGAGCTGCCTACGAGTTCGTTTCTGCGCCGCGCTCTCGCCCGTGGGGACATCGCGCTTTACACGGGCGACACTGACGACGGAGCGAGCGAATGACCATCAAGAGCATTATCCCGAACTCGAACAAGGTGCCGGGGCAGTACACGCGAGTTAGCCTCGGCGTCGGCCCGCGAGTCGGCGGCGCGGGCGCAAACGACGTCGTGCTGTTCGGCAACAAAACCTCGGCGGGCACGATGTCGGTCGAGACCGAATACGAGGTGTTCGACGAAGACGAGGTGCGCGGGCTCGCAGGAGACGGCGCCGAACTCTTTTGGATGTTCAAGTTCGCGCGCGCCGCGAACCCGGGCGCGTCGCTTTTCATCATCGCGGTAACCGAGAGCGCGGGCGCAGCAGCGACCGGCACGATCACGCTCGCGGGCACTGCCACCTCGGCAGGCACGATCGGCGTTACCGTGATGGGCGAGGAGATCGAGATCCCGTTCGCCGACGGCGACACCGCAACGGCTGCCGCGGCGGTCGTCAATACGTACATCGGTTACGAGGGCGACTGGCCTGTTACCTCGGGCGCAGCCGCTGCAGTCGTCACGCTCACGGCGCGAAACCTCGGGCCGCGCGGCAACTTCCTACGCTTCCGCGTGCGCATCATCGACGGCACCGGCCTAACAGTCGCCGCCTCGTCGACGTACCTCGCAGGCGGCGCGACGAGCGACGACCCGCAGAACGCGATCGACGTGATGGATGGCGTGCGTCGGCGGTTCCTGGTCGCGCCGTACAGTGACGCGACGCAGCTCGCGAAGTTCAAGTCTCACATCGACGCGCAAGACGAGCCGCTGATCGGAAACCGTAAGGTCTTCGTGTCGGGCTCGCTCGACACGGTCGCGAACACGACGACACTCGCGATCGGTCTGAACTTCACGCGCGGTCAAGTCGCGTGGCTCTACAACTCCGACGTGCCGCCCTCGTGCCTCGCAAGCTCGATCGCAGCGTATCGCGCGGGCGAAGAGCAGAACGATGCGGCGACCAACTTCGACGGCAAGAACGTCGCCGGCATGATCCCGCACTGGGCATCGAGCGAGCGCCCGAGCGCGAGCGAGCTTGACTCGGCACTGAACAACGGCGTAACGCCGTTCGCCTCGACCCGCTCGGGCGAGGTGTTTATCGTCCGGTCGGTCACGACCAAGTCGCAAGACCCGAACGCGAAACCTGACTTCCGCGTGCTCGACACGCACAAGGTCGCGGTGCCCGATTTTATCGCCGAGGATATCGAGCTGCAGATCGGCGACACGTTCTCGGGATTCAAGGCGTCGCAGGATCCGCCCGAAGGGCAGACGCCGCCCGTCGGCGTGGTTACGCCCGCGATGGTCAAGGATCTCGTCTATGCGCGCTTGCGCTTTCACGAGACCGAGAACGGGCTGCTCGACTCGGGCAGCGTCGACGCGAACATCGACGGGCTCGTCTTCGAGCTGAGCAAGGTTGCCGATGGTCGGTTCAACGGCGTGGTCCCGCTCGACGTGATCGAGCTGGCGCATCAGTTCGCGTCTGACATCAGGCAGATCGGGTGATTTGAGACATGGCAAGTCTGAACAACTACGAGGGTCCGTCCGAGATCTACGTGCAGGGGCGCCTCCTAGCGGAGGCGGTCAAAGCGTCATTCTCGGTCAAGGCAAACAACAATCCGGTGGTGACCATGCGCAAGGGTCTAGCCGGCAAGTCCGACGGCGCGCGCTCTTCGGAGGGCACGATCGAGACGGCGATCCCGCGCGCGGGCTACGAGTACGACTTCGTCGAGAAAGTGATCGGCGGCGCGTACATTCGTGTCGTCGTGAAGTCGGGCGGGCAGCGTCACACGTTCGATTGCTGGGTCGAGAGCGTCGACCTATCGAACGCGACCGACACGCCCGCAGCGAAGACGATCACCGTCATGGGCGGACCGCCCGACTCGGTCGGGGGCTGATGCCGAAGTTCTCCGATGCATCGGTTCGCGAGGCGCTCTCGGGCCGTCTCGCGATCCGTTGCTATCCGTTCCCTGGCGCCGAAGACGTCGACGTCGGCGTGCGCATGCTGCGAGATCAAGAACTCGACGCAGCGCGCACGGCGGCGCAGGACTTCGTCAAAAAGCACAAGGTCGAGCTTGTGATCGATCCCGAGTTCTTTGACCGGGCGATCAAGCGAGAGATCATCTCGCGTGCTTTCTATGACGCCGCCTCGCCCGACGAGCCTTTCTTCTCATCGCAGAACGAGGTCGCCGCGCTCGACGCGACGCTCGTCGCTGCGTGCTTCGAGCTTTACACGCGGCATCAAGTGACCGTTGACCCTTACGCGCACTGTGACGCCGAGGAGGTCGACGAACTGTTAGAGCTGCTAAAAAAATCAGAGACGAGCGCGGAGACTTGGAGGTTATTCGATGCGCCTACTCTGTGGAGCTTTGTTCTTTCTTTGGGATCAAGGCTTCGCGAGATGTCAGCGCAACACAGCTCCGATATTGGGTCGAGTGCCGAGCCCGCTGGAATGAAATGAAAAATGGATCGCGCTGATGACCATCGACGCCAAAGCACGAATCCAGGTCGAGGGCGGTTCCGAAGCTCTGAAAGAGATCACCGGGGTAGCGCGAGCGACGCGGGCTGCAGGTGCGCAAAGCAAGCGCACAAGCACAGAGCAGCAGCGCGCCTCGCGTGAGGCAGCGAAGGCAGCCGAGCGGCAAGCGCGCGAGGCTACGCGCGCAGCGAAGGCAGCAGCGACCGCCGAAGAGCGAGCGGTAAAGCAGAAGCTCGCGGCGATCGCGAAAGCCGAGGCGACCCGGCTGCGCAAGTTTGAACAAGATCAACGCGCGATGACCCGCGCGGCAAAGAAAGCCGCGGCAGAGCAACAGCGCGCGACCGAGCAGAGTGCGAAGGCGCAAGAGAAAGCCGCGCGCGATAGCGTCGGGCGTCGCCGCAGACTCATCGGCGGCACTGCGACAGCCGTTGCGGCGGGCGGCGTAGCTGCGGCAGCGTTCGCACGCGGCGTCGTCGGCCAAGGCTCGGTCGCAGATCGGATCCGCGATGCGAACGCATTCAAAACATCGTTAATCACTGGCGCGGGGCAGGCGGGTTTGACGCCCGAGCGACGCGACGAGATCGAGGCGTCACTGCTGCAGACTGCGACGACGAGCGGCAAGACTCCGTTGGAGTTCGCTGCAGGACTTGAGACGGCGCAGGGTACGTTCAACGCCTTCGAGCTGTTCGCCGATAAGATGAAAGAGATCGCGCCGACAGCGAAGGCGGCAGGCACAACGATCCCGCAGATGATCGAGGCAATCGGGTTCGTCAAACAGGCATTCGGGCTCACGGGCGACGAAATGGTCGAGGCCATGAACCTCATGGTTGCAGCGTCATCGAAAGGAGCGATCAACGTCAAAGACTTCGCGAACGCGTTCGCCCCGGTCGCGGGCTTGTTCGCGTCATCATCAAACATGAAGGGCCTTGAAGGCGCGCGAGAGTTCTTTGCGACCGCGCAGTCGATCGGCACGCTGGGCGCAGGGGCTGAAATCAGCGCGACGATGATGAATGCCTTCATGGCTGCGATCTCTGACGTCGACACGAGAAAGGGGCTCGTGACGGCTATCGGGCTAACCGAGACCGACACGCCCTCCGAGATCATAACAAAAATGGCGACTAGCGCCGAGTTCGCCAAGCCCGAAGTCCGACAGAAGCTGTTTCCGGAGCGGCTTTCTAGCCGAGCGGTAACCGCGGTTTTGAACGCATACGCCGACGTCGAATCCGGCCGCACCGACGTCGACGCCCGCACGATCCTTGGCGTCACAGCCGAAGAGGGCCGACAGAAAACGCGCGAGATTACCGGCGAGCTTGAACGCTCTGGCGTTCTCGAAGCCGAGCGCGAAGCAGTTCGCGCGCAGGTTGAAGTTTCAAAGAATCTCGCCGATTACAACGCGCAGATCTTGATGGTTCTCAAGGCGTCGAACGACCTCGAGAGCGCGTTCGGCTCGCTCGCAGTCTGGGCGAACGTCATCGCAGCCATGGGCACGACCGCGGCGATCGGAAAGGTTCTGCTTGGCGGCGCAGGCGGCGCGGCAGCGGCGGGCGCAACGACTGCCGCAGCGGGCGCAGCGGGCGCGACAGGTGGCGCGGCGATGTTTGCCGCGTCGGCGGCAGGTACGGCGGCGCTATGGGCCGGAGCCGGGCTAGCTGCAGGTGCGGGCGGCTACTACGGGACCAAGGCGCTCGGCGGCGATACCGCGGGCGCGAAGCTCGGCTCGTTGCTCTTCGAGATGTTCGGCGATGACCTGCCGAACCGCTCGACGCAGCCCGTCGACATTTCGGCGATCACCGGCAATCCCGAAGACGCGCCGAGCGGCCCGAGCTTCGCGCAAGTCGTGCGCGATCAGAAGCTCGCACGCGAGCAACTCGCAGAGCAGAAGCGCGCGACCGCTGTCTTGACGAAGGTCGCCGACAAGCTCGAACCCAAAGCGCCGTTTAGCATGACCGACACGGTCGCTCGCAACGGCGAATCGCGGAGCCGATGACATGCCGCAGAATGACTTTTGGACCGAGAACCTGCAGCCCGCGTCGCTCGACGGCATCGTCTTCGAGATCGCCGAGCGACGCGTCACGACCGGTCGTGCGCTCGCGCGCTACCGATACCCGTATCGGGACGGGCAAGGCGTCGAGGATCTCGGGCGCAGCGTGTACGTTTGGAATCTGGAGGTCCCGCTCTATCGCAGCGTCGGGCTCGCGCAGTATCCGGGCACGCTCGACGACCTGATCCGCCTCGTCGAAGACGCCGACAAAAAGGCAGAGGTCGAGTACGTCGACCCGGAGTGGGGCCCGTTTCGCGTCAAGATACCCGAGAACGGGTTCGAGTGGTCGACCACGGGCGAGACGCGAGACGGCGGCATGCTGTCGCTCACGCTCGAAGAGATCTCGTTCGATCAAAGCGTCACGCAGAACCTCGAGAGCCCGCGCCTCGCAGGTCGAGCCAATGCGGCGTTTCTTGCGGGCAACATCGACAACAATCTGCAGAACCTCGACGCCCCCGACATCCCTTCGGACATCGACCCGAACGAGGGCTTCTCTCTGACCGACACTTGGAACGCGGTGCAGAATGGACTCGACACCGCAGCGCTTGCAGCCGACGACGTCGCAGCGAAGATCGACGAGGTCACGTTGATCTCGCAGAAGATCCTAAACTTCAGTGCGGGCGACGAGCTAGAGCGGTTCTCACTCTACAACTCAACCGTAGACTTTATCGCAGCCGCGAAGGATGTCGGCGACGACAGCGGCGACGCGCCGCCAGGCGAAACGCTTGTCGAGCGCACGCTTACCGCCACGCTGTCGTCGTTTCAGATCGCGCAGTGGCTCTACGGCGACTCCTTTCGAGCGTCTGAAATCGAGTTCAACAACCCGACGCCGAACCCGCTCGCGTATCCGATCGGCACTACGATCAAGGTGTTTGAGGCATGACCGCGACGCGCTTCGACTTCGCTGCGATCGAGGTCGACGACCTATACCTCGAAGACTGGACGTCCTATCGGTTCGACTCGGACATCTTCACGCCCGCCGATGCGTTCTCGTTGTCGATCGGCATCGGCACGAGCAACTCGCAAACACTCAAGTCGAACTTGGCGCGGCTGCGCGACAAGCTGCGGCCTGGCGCAGAGATCAAGTTCTGGGTGGGCTACGGTAGCAAGCGCGCGCTTCAAGGCACCGGCATCGTCGACTCACGAGAGATCACAAACGACGGTTCGGGAACGAGCTTCAGCATCGAGGGGCGAGACCGCGCCGCGCTGATGTTCTCCGCGGCAGACCTGTCGCTCTACTCTGCCGACGACACGCTCGTCGACCTCTGCAAGCGCGCTACCGCAGAGTGGTCCATCGACGTGTTCGCAGACCCATCGTCAATGCGTGAGCTGCGCACGGGCGAGGCGAGCGCAGGTGCGAGCGCGCGGGCGCTGCGCAAGAAAGCCGCGGAGCTTGGCATCCCGGGCCGGCGCTATTCAAAGAACCTCGTCGACGCAGTCGCGAAAGGCACGCTCGACGCGAGCGACCTCGGCATCTCGCAGAGCGCGAAGGATCGATCGGGCGGAGGCATCACGCCGCTAGAGATCTACGCACTCAAGGTCAAGGATGCTCGCGTGCAGTCGGGCGAAACCGTGTGGGACTTCCTCGACCGACACGCGCGGCGTCTCGGCGTGCTCATGCGCATGAGCCCCGACGGCAATCTGAACTTGCTCGCTCTCGACTACGGGCAGGAGCCGGCCTACATGCTGCGGCGCACGCTCGACGCGAAGACGCGAGGCGCGCCCTCGTCGGGTCTCTCGCAGAATCAAAACAACATCCTCGCGGGCGGCGAGCGCTACGACACGTCGAGCCTTTACAAGCAGGTCGTGGTGCACTGCCGAGTGCGCGATCCCGAGGATGGGCCGCTCTTTCTGAACAGTCCGAGCCCGACTGCGATCAAGCCAAAGGCCCGACCGCGCAAGCCGACGACGCGCATCGCACGCGACGCGGCCGACGATGCGTTGCCGTTCGAGCGCACGCTGCGCGTGCAGGACGACAACATCCGAACCGCCGACGAGGCAGTGCGCCGCGCCTATCGCGAGCTTGCCAAGTCGCGAATGGGCGCCCGCGTGCTCGACTACACCGTGCGCGGGCACGGCAGCGACGGGCTCGTGTTCGCGACCGACACCGTAGCGATCGTGCAGGACGACCTCGTCGGCGTGAACGGCCCCTACTACGTTGTATCGCGCTCGTTCATTCGAGACGAGAACGGCCCGCGCACGAGTCTAAAGCTCGTGCCGCTCGGCTCGATTGTGATCGGCGAGTGAGACCATGGCGCTAGATCGATTCATGGAGATGATCTCGGGCGTGCTTAGCTTCGCGCGCATCAAGTCGACGAGCGTCGAAGACGAGTCGAAGACCGTGTTCGCGAAGGTCGAGGCGAACGAGGGCGAAGACACGACGCCCGACGACGAGTTCTTTGGTCACGCTGCCGTGCAGTATCGCCCGCCCGCGCCATCGACCGAGGGCGAGTGCGAGGTCGTGTTCGCCCGCCTCGGCGACGAGAAAGTCGTGATCGCCTCGCGTGACAAGCGCTGGCAGGTCGAGCTTGCAGACGGCGAAGTCGTGTTGCGTGCGTTCGGCGCGAGCGCAGCTTACGTGCACTTGAAACCAGACGGTTCGCTCTCGATCAACGGCGGCGGGCTTATCGAGATGGACTCGGGCGGCGACGTCACGATCAACGGCGTGACCATCACGGCAGCGGGCGACGTGTCTGCGCCTGGCGAGGTTACCGCGCAGGACGGATCGCCTGCGACCTCGGTCGGCCTAAGCACGCACCTGCACCCGACCGCAGTCGGCCCGACGTCGCCGCCAACCCCGGGCACCTGATGCCGCTCGCTTTCGGCACACTGCAGAGCGAACTAGAAACGCTCTTCGCCTCGCCGCCTGCGACGATCGCAGACTGCGCGCAAGGCTGGGCCGATGCCGTCGAGAGCTATGCGACCGGGATCATCCCTGCGTCGACGACGGTCACGAGCGCAGCGGCAACGCTCTCGACGGCGCTCGCAGCCGCGTTCGCGCTGCCCGCAGCGGCGCCCGCGATGGACACGGCGTTTACCGCGTTCTCGGTCGCTGTCGGTGCCGGCATGGCCGGCTATACGCCGACGCCGCCCGTGGCTGCGCTCGGCATCCCGACCCTGATCGCGCCGCCGTACCCAACGACGCACGCTGCGGCTGCGACCGAGTTCGCGACGTTGATCGACACCTGGATGCGCACTGGGTTCTCGACCCTGATCGCCGCGCCCTTTACCGTGGTGCCTTGGAGCTAGCGAATAGCTGCAAGGCGTCGCGCGCAGACGCTCGGATAGGATGGCATCGTGACAGCCAAAGCACGCAGACGGCTCGACCCTGTAACCCGCGACTACGTCGTCGAGGCGGGCGGCGTCGCGAGCGACGTCGGAATCAACACGCAGATCTTGATCGCGCTCGGCATGAAGCGCGGCAGCTGCATCGTCTACCCGACGCTCGGCTCGCGCCTTCACACGATAGGGCGCGCCGATTCCGCCGGGCTGCGCCTGGCGGAATTCTACGCGCGCGAGGCGCTGGAAAACATCCGAGCGCGGGTCAAGGATCTGTCGGTCGCGGCAACGCTCTCTCGGCGCAAGTCGAACGCGATCGACCTCGCCATCGACTACCGGCTCGGCAACGAGACGCAGCGCGTCGTGTATACGGCGGCGGCGGGATGACATGCTGAATATCTATCCGATCGCGACGCTGCTACTCGAAGGCAAGCAGAAGCTGCGGAGCTTGCTCACGAGCGTCGGCACCGAGACGGGCAGCGACTTCGGTCTGATACTCGACGTCGCCGCGCGCATGCTGCAAGGCGCGCAGGTTGCGGCGGCGCATATCGTCGACCAATCGCTAACCTCGACCGCCGACGCGTCGACGTTAGAGCGGCTGCAGGAGCTGCACGCCATCGACCTGCAGAAAGATGCGACGACGGCGCGCGGTCTCTTGATCTTCGAGGGGCAGCTGCTCGGCGTGCCCGTGCCCGCCGATAGCGTGGTGCCTGCAGGTACAGAGATCACCTTCGCTGCGAGCGAGACGCCCGACGGCGTCGAGCGAACGTATACGCTTCTGCAAGACGTGACCTTCGGCAACGCCGTGCCATGGGTGACCGCGACGCTCGACCTCTCAGGCACGAACTCCTGGCGCGCGCGAATCTCGGGCGTCGCGCGCGGTCTCGTCGAGGCGGGCCAGTGCATCGCAGGCCCTGCGGCGATTCGCCGATGGGATCCTTACTCGGGCGTGGTCGAGTTTTACTCGTCGCCGCCGTGGTTCAATCCGTGGTCGGCTGTCCCGCCCTATCCCACCGTGAGCATGAGCGCGAGCGTCGGGCGCGTCGTCGAGGCAGAGTGCACGGTCGCAGGCAAGGTCGGCAATATGGGCGGCGTTGCATCGACCTCGGTTGACCTCGGCGTGGTGACCATCGCGCAGATGGGCGGCGGCGCAGACGAAGACCCTGCGATCGATCCCGAAGACGAGCGAAACCGACGCATGCTAGACGACGAGATCGCGAGCGGCGCAGGGCTCGGCAACATGCAGCACGTGCGCGAGCTTGTTCTCTCGTGCCCCGACATCGCGCTCGACGACGCGGTCGTGTATCGAGGGATTCGCGGCCCGAGCACGATCGACGTGGTCGCCATCGGAAAGAGCCAGCGCGTCGAGCTTGCCGGTGCGCCGCTCGTTCGCACGGAGCACGTCGACGGCTGGCTGAATGGTCGGCTCATCGGCGACGTGCAGGCGCGCCGCCTGCGCGACTACCTGCTAGGCGAGGGCGAGTACTCGGAGCGGCTCGTTTCGTTCTTCGACGACATCGAGGTGCACCAACTTGACTACGACCGCACCGGGCAGGACGCGGTGTTCGACCAATTCAAGTCCACGGACTGGGCGCGCAGCGTCTGCGACGTCGAGATCGTCGTCGAGCCGCAGTCGGGCTTCGGTGTCGACTCGGGCGCAGACATCAGCGACACGCACGACACCACGGCAGAGTACTCGAACGACAAGATCTACGCGCAGCCCGGGTTCGCGCTCGACGCGCGCATCGAGGTCGGGCACCGCGTCGTGGTCGATGCGATGGATCCGCTCACGTCAGACTCGCGGCGCGGTTACGTGAGCTACGTGGGCACGGTGCAAAGCATCGCCGCAGACCGCAGCTTCGCGGCACTCGACATCGACACGACACCGGTCGCGCAGATCATGCGATGGCGAACGGCGGGCCCTCTCACGCAGCCGATCATCACTGCGGCATTCGACTACTTCGACGACCTCGGGCCGGGGTCTTACCTCGTCGCGCCGAAGGATCCCGGCTACACGCGCTCGTTCCCGTGGACCCCGGCAATCAACATCGCGCCCGACCCGGGCGTCTCGGTCGACCGGTGGCCGACCGAGGGTCGCGACTGGCGCAGCGGCTATCGGATCTCCGAACTCGTCGAACGCATCAAAGCGATCGAGGGCGTGCGGTCCGTTGCGATCGACGTCAACGACTTCGACCCGTTGCCGCTGCGGCGTCTGTGGTTCCGAGGTGTAACGGTGCGCTATGCCTGATTTTCCATCGTACACGCGCGACGAGCTTGTCGTGCGCGCTCGCAACCTGATTCGCCTGCGACTGCCGAGCGCCGACCTCGACGACGGCACCGACTATGACGTATGGGCGCGCATGCTCGGCACGCTCGCGTTTGGCCTGCAGCGTCAAGGCTCGACGCTGCTGCGACTCATCGACCCGACGCGAGCGTTTGGCGCAGTGCTGCGCGAGTTCGCCGACTCGTTCGGCATCGGTCGCGAGCTTGCGACGAGCACGGGCGCGGTCGCAGCGACCGGCAAGGTGATGATCGTCTCGACGACGGGCACGCAGACGCAGCTCGCGGGCTCGGTTCTCGTGCACGCAGACGGCACCGAATACACGCTCGACGCCGACGCAGACACGAGCGCGACCGACACCGACACATTCAAAGCGGGATGGCGCAGCACTCGGCAGCGCATCGTGCAGGGCAAGGCCTTGGTCGCAGACCCGTTCGGTCTGCAGTTGCCCGACGTCGTCTATGAACACGTGCCGACGGGCGAGCTTGTCGCGGTTCATGGGAACGTCGACAACGCCGACAACGAGATCGGCGAGCTTTACTTTCCGCTGGCAGTCGACCCGCAGTTCTTGGACGTGTTCGCGCAAGAGTTCTCGGTCGTCGCGGCAGTTACGTGCTCGACGCCCGGCACCATCGGGAACAAGGATCCCGGCGACGTGCTCACCATCGTGAGCCCGGCGGGCACCATCGTCGCGACTGCGCGTATCGCAGAGATGTCGGGCGGGCTCGAAGCGATGACCGAGGCAGAGCAGCAAGCGGGTTTTCGCGACCTGCTGCAAGAGCGGCTCTCGCCGATGCCGCTCGAAGAGATACGCGCGCTCGCGCTCGCCGCGCCAGGCATCACGAAGATCGTCGACGCGACCGTCTTCCCGTCGCTCGGCACGTACACGATCTATCCGTATCAAGAGGGCACGCCGTTCGTGACCGAGGAGCGCGCCGCCGAGGTCGCAGCCTACGTCGACGCGAGGATCGCGATACCCGAGCGCGTCGTCGGCGCTACGCTCACGTTTCGCACCGACCTTTACGAGGCGATCGAGGTGCGCGTGCAGGAGTCGTCGGCGCCCGACTGGCGGCTACCTGCGGGCGCTGCCTTCGATGTCGCAGCGGGCTCGACGACGACGCGCATCAATACCGTGCTCGACACGACCGACACAATCATGATCGGCGATCGGGTGATCGTCTCGGGCCGGTTCGCGGCGGGCACGCCTTCGCCGTACATCGTGCAGCGCGAGGTCGCGGCGACGAACGCGGCTTACATCGACTTGACCGAGGCGGTGCCCTCGCCGCCCGACGCAGCGGTCTCGTTCATTACGCCCGGCGGGCCGGCAGCGCAGCGCGTGATCGACGCGGTGCTCGAACACTACGACGAGCAGCGGGCCGACTCGTCGCTCGACGCGTACTCGTATCCCGAGCGCGCGAGCACGAGTCACACGCAAGGCATCATCGCGAAGGTGGGCGCAGTCGTCGACGTGCTCGACGTGGCGCTAAACGACGACGCGCAGGGCACCTCGACGTCGGGCGAGGTCGCGGTGTTCACGGCGATACAGATCAAGATGTGGAGCTAATGCGATGTCAGACTTCGGGCAGCTCGACGAACAAGGACAGCTCGACCTCTTGCGCAGTCTGCAGGGTGAGGGCGCATATACCGAAGAGACCGGCACGGCACGGGATGCCGAGTTGTCGGGCGTCGCGAGGATCGCGTACCTCGCAAGCGAGACGCTTGTCGCTGCGGCGCGAAACATGCTGCCGAGCAAGTCGGTCGAGCTGCTCGACGGCTACGAGCTACTGCACGCAGCGCCCTCGAACGAGCAGCTTACAGACACGCAGCGTCAATCGCGACTGAAGGCGTTTCTGCGCGCGCTGCCGCGCTTGCTTGCGCATCGCCTCGACAACGCGGCGGCGTCTCTGACCGGTGTCACTACGGGCACGACCGTCTCGCATGACGGCACGACCCAAACGGACGGCGGCGCGAGCGTTGTCGGTGCGTTCGGCGTGACTCGACTTGAGCCAAGCGCGACTGCGCAGGACGCGGTCGCGCTTGACACGATCATGCGTCGCGGCTCCGCGGCTCGCAGCATCGTCGGCGACACCGCGACGCGCGCGGCAGACTACTCGGGCGTGACGCCGATCGATCGCTCGATTCTCGAAGACGTGCCGGTCGGCGCCACGCACACGACAGCGCCCATCGTGCGCCCGTTCGATTACTACGTCGGCAGCACGGTTCGCCAGGCGCAGTGGCGCGAGCTGCAAGCGATGCTGTGTTGGAAAGCCGGCTACGGCGACCTCGTGCCGACGTACCTCGATCAGACCGACCAAGGCGGCACGCTTTACGAGCAGGGCTCGGTCGCAACTGCGGCGACGGTGTCGCTCGACACGGTCGACGATTGGTCGGAGCGCTGGCTGCAGGTCTGGGGCGTCGTGAGCGCGACCGACATCACGCCCGCGAGCTACGACCTCGCCTCGCTGCCCGACACTGATCTTGTGTGGACGTCGCTTTGTAAGACCGGCACAACGGGCGCGCCGTACACGCAGACGCTTACGACCCTGGCGGGCGGCAGCTCGCTGTGCACCGTGCAGGTCAACGGCAGCGGAGACCTCGAACTCTCGAACACGAGCGGCGCGACGCGTTACTACAGGCTGTTCGTTCGCGCGTCGCCGAAGTACTCGCTCACAGAAACGCCCGGCTCGGTCATTCGTTCGCCGTGGCTCGACTTGGAGTTCGCGACGAGCGCGACGATGTCGCAGCTATGGAAAGCCGCGACCATTCGAGACCAGACGCTCGCGAACGCAGCGGAGGGCGGGCAGCGTCGAGTGTTCAGCACGGGCACCCTCTCGAGGGTCGCGACCGACGAGACGCAGTTCGTCGTGCTCGACTCGTCTCTCGATTGGCGCGAGCGCGTGTTGCTCGTCGCGCCGTTGACCTCGGATAGCGCAAGCGCGAACCCATCGCCGCAGACGACGGGCGTCGACACGCGCGTCGGCACGAGCGAGAACAATGTGCCGCGCATGTTCAACACGTACACGGGCGCGGCAATCGGCTCGGCGACTGCGCAGCCCTATCAGCACGCCGACCGGTTCGCGGGCCCTAACGTTTGGTTGTTTGCCGACTCCGCGACGGGCGACCTCGTCGCCGAAATGAAGTCGACCGACAGCACCGACGCGCGCGCGTGCGCCATGTTTATGGTGCTCGCGAGCGAGCGCACCGACGGCGATGTCGAGCCCGTGCCGATCGATGGGGCGAGCTTGACTGCCTACGACTTGAACACGCTGCAGGACATCGGTTGTTGGGCGCAGGGCAAGCAGGGCAACGCACCGCGGCAGCTCGCAGCCGACGTGCCTGGCAGTGCGATCACTGCAGCGCCGCTCGGCGTCATCTCGGCGTCGGGCGGCATGCCCTATGCGCCAAGCGTGTTCGAGGTGCGCGAGCGCATCGGGCGCGCCGACGACGCGACCTTCGAGCAGCGGCAACCGGTGCGCTCGCAGCGCAAGATCGTCGGCTCGATACTCGTCGAAGACGGCGCGATAGAGCCCGTCGACGAGCTTGCGAATCTCTTCGACGAGGGCACAGAGCTATGGGACGTGCGCGATCGGTTCGTGTGGATCGAGGCGCGCGCATCATTCACGACCGACATCAGGATCGGCGGCATCTCTGACAATAGCGCCGATAAGAAGTGCGCCCTGCTCTACACGGGCCCGCACGACACGGGGGACTTTGTGATGACCCTGGCGCCGGGTCTTACGATCTTTCTGAATTGGTCGCGCCTGCAGCTCGGCGCCGAGGGTATCTATTCCACGTTCTCTTTCGAGAACGTCTTCGGCTCTGATTATTACGTCAACTATGCGATCGAGTTGTCGGGCCACCTCGGCCTCGCCGATCGCAGGCTCTGGGGCGAGAACCCTGCGCCGTAGCTACTCGGCACGCACGCCGCTCGTCGTCGCACACTTGAACCGTACCGAAGGATCACGACATGTCATCGCGCAGAGAACCCGAACTCGCTTACCGTGGTTCGATTTTCCGAACCGTGCCGAACGTCAGTGCGACGATCGCAGTGACCGGCGCATCCGCGACCGAGCCCGCTGCGACCGCGCTCGAACCCTACCAGGGTACGTATATTTGGATCGCGGCAGTCGGCGCAGACATCACGCTCAAGCGCGGCACGCACACGGTCGTTGTCGGCATCGGGCTCACGATCAAAGATGGCGAGCGCGAGGAGTTCTACGTTTCGCCAGGCGACGATCACGCGCTGTCGCATATCGGCTCGGCAGCGGGCACGATCGTCGTGCTGTCTGATTCCGAGGCGGGATGACCCGACGCGGCACACGGCGAGGCTTGCGGTCGCAGCGCAGACGCGGTGCGCCTGCATTCTCGCCGCTCGACATTCCCGAGCTTGCGTACTGGTGGCGCGCAGATCTCGGCGTCACTGTGACCGGCTCGGGCGTCTCTGCGTGGACGTGCCAAAAGACGGGCGTCGATCTCGTGCAGGCAACCGACTCGAAGCGCCCGCCGTTGAATGCAAGCGTCGCCGCGCTGAACGGCAAGCCCGCGCTAGAGTTTCGCCAGGCATCATCGCAAGAGTTGCTCGCAGACAACGGCGCGACGGCGTGGCGGTTCCTGCACGACGGAACCGGCATGCGCGTCACGCTGCCGTGGGTGCAGCGCGAGACCGTCAACGGCAGTTTCGGGTATATGTGGTCGACGAGCGACAACCTTACCGGCAGCACCGGGTCGCTGCACTTCTACATCGATAACCCCGACTTTTCGATCATCGGTGCAACGCGAGGCAGCGCCCCGGTCTTGATCAATAGTCCGGTGCAAGTCCTGCCAGCCGGCACATATCGAGACACCTACCATGTTTCCGAGATGTCTTATTCGGAGAGCGCCTCGCCTCGATGGCGCAACATTCTAGACTTCGCCGATCTTGCGAGCGGCACGACTGCGAGCGCGCCCTCGTCTGGCGATCCTAACAGCGCATTCCGCCTCGGCGCGGGCACGCAGCTCGGGCCCACGGCTTTTCAGTGGGCCGACATGGACGTCCCCGAACTCATGATCTTTACTGACGTGCTCACGACCGAGCAAGAGACGACGCTGCAGGCTTACCTCGATGGGCGGTATACATGACGCGCGGCCTACGACGCAGCGGGCGACCCGACGAGCAGCCGCAGTCGCGCCTCGTGATTCGAGCGGGCGCGAACATCGAGATCGTTTCGGTTACGACCGAGGCTGTCGCTCGCATTGTCGGCGACCGCGTCATCGTAACGGGCGGTCTGTGGAGCGAGGCGACCGTCGCTGATGCGGTGACCGCAACCGAGGTGCAGCCATGACCGAAGTCGACGTGCGCGTTATCGCGACGCCAGGCCCGAACTACGTCAAGCTATGGGAGCAGCCCGACGTGTACCGCGACGGGCTCAACCCGACCGGCATCGATAACGCGCCCGGAATCAACGCGGTACTCGCGGCAGCGAGCTACGGCGACGTGGTCCTGCTCGGGCCATACGAGTACGGGATCAAGTCGCCGCTCCTGTTCGATCAGGCGACGAACACCTCGGCATTCGCCTTCGAGCTTCGCGGTGAGAACACGACCGCAGTGAACGTCGCGCCGAGCGCGATCGTGTGGCGCGGCGGCATCGAGCCCGACATCAATCTGATCGATCTGAACGCGGGCCGGATTGTGATTACAGGCGTGCACCTGTATCTCGCAGCGGGCGGGCACGAACTGCAGAACCTCGTGCAGTACGGCGACGTGAATCGCAAGGGCACGGCGCAGGCTGCGAGCGCGTCGAGCGTCACGCTGCGCGCTGCTGACACGATGGTCGATGCCGGCTACGTCGGTTATCGGGTTACGATCACGGGCGGCACCGCGTCGGGCTCGGAGTCTATCGTCACGGCCTACGATGCAGCGACCCGCGTTGCGACGATCGACGCGTGGACGAGCGGCACGCCCGACGCGACCTCGACGTATCGCATCGAGTCGCCGCCGAAGGCGAAGTCGTGGTGCAAGTTCAAAGACGTTGTATTCGGCGTTGGCGCGAAGCTCTCGCACGTGGATTTCGCAGACCCGCGCGGCGGCAGTAACCTCGAGAATACGATGTTCGATCGCTGCCGCTTCGACGGCGCGGACAACACCTACGCGATGGTTCACATCGGGCCGCAGGGGCAGCCCTACTCGACCGTGTTTTACTCGTGCGCGATGTTCGGCGGATCAGACACTGCGCCGAACTGTCGCGGGATTTACGTGCGTGGCAGCTCGGTCAGTGTGTGGTGTTATGGCTGTGATTTTCAGCAGCTCGCGAACGCCGTGCAGATCGAGGAGCCCGTCGACTTCACGATCTTGGGCGGGCAGTTCGAACACTGCGGGCGCATCATCGATGCGGTCGTCGGCGCAGCGGGCACCACGATCACGGTCGAGGGCGCGCGTATCGAGTCAACATCCTGGCCACTCGCAGCAACGAACCCGACGCGCGCAGCCGGCAACGATGTTTGGGCATATGCGAACCTGCGCGGCTCGATCGCGTTTCGCGGGTGCACGATAGGCGCGGGCTCGGGCTCCGGCACACTTGAGCCGGGCGTCATCGGCTACGGGCGTGCGGCTAACGTGCTCCTCGAAGGCTGCACGCTGCCGAATGGCGAGATCGTGCGCGAGACTGGCGACGCGCTTGCCGAGGGCGGCGGCATCCACGTTCGCGGCTGCTCGGTCGCAGACTTCGACTCGTCGGCGCTCGCGCACGAGGCGCCGAGGTTTCGCGGTCGGTTCAACGCCGACGGCTTCGTCGAGATCGGCGGCGCCGACACGACTGCGACCGTGCGCCTGCCGAACGCCGAGCGAGATACGCGCTACGACGTGAGGCTCTCGCTTCACTCTGCGAGCGCGGGCGCGGCTGTCGGCTCCGACGCGCTGCCGCAGGTCACTGCGCGCACAGTCGACACATTCACGATCACGGGCATCGCGCCAGGCATCACGGCAGGACCGACCCGCGAGTCGGTTGTGTTCGGCTACGCGATCGAGCAGAAAGCCGACGACTTCGCCGCGCTCACAGACGAAGACTCGTTGCTTTGGCTGTGGGATGCAGCCGCAGGCGTGACCGGGTCGCCGACCGTCACGTCGTGGGTTGATCAAGTCGCAGGCGAAGACCTCGTCTCGTCGACCGGTGCGCCGACGTTCAATGCTGCCGATGCCAATCTGAACGAGCAGCCGTCGATCACGTTCGCAGTCGGCGACAGGTTGATCTCTAGTTCGCCCGCGTCGACGTATACACGGCTGAACGACGGCAGCACCAACTACACGATCGCTGTCGTGTTCTATTCGCCGACGTCGGGATCTTCGACGCATTATGTGCTCGGCACGAAGAGCGGGCCGAACGAGATCGGACCGCACGACGAGGGCGCGGCGCTGAATCTGAACCCGGGATCGGGCAGCAGCGCGTGGAACGTTAGCAACGGCGTTGCGTCGACTGCGGTCATCGCACCGTCGCCCGGTGTTGCCGTAGGTGCGGACCACGTCATCGCGCGAGCGCGGCGCACGGTCGCCGGAGTGAGTGGCGAAGGGGAGGCGATCTCAAAACAGTCGACGCAATGGATCGCGCCCGTGTCATACACTGCGCCGCCTGGCGACCCGGCCGACCCTTTCCTGATTCAAGGTTTCAAGGTCGCGGGTTCGTGGTCGGTCGCGCTCGTCGCAGTGTTCGAGCGCGACCTGCCGAACGCGACGATCGAGCGCATGATCGCCACCTATCTTCGACCTCGCTTCGGCGACGCATTCTAAGGCTCAGCAATGGACTACGTAAGACGATCTCTGCCGTCGACCTCGGGCACCGTGATCCCCATGCAAGATCCCGACAGCCTGCCGAACGTGCTGCGCGATTACCGCGCCGACACCGGGGTTACGGGCTCGCCAGTCTCGGCATGGGCGCCGCGAATCGGCTCGGGCATACTGACCGCAGCGGGCGTCGAGCAGCCCACGTTCAACGCGGCTGATGCCGGATTCAATAATGAGCCGACGCTGAGCTTCGACGGCCTCAACAACTTTATGTCGCTGGCAGGCGAGGTGATTCCGGTAGCGCCGTGGACTCTGTTTGTCGTCATCGACAACGACAACATGTCGAACAAGTATCTGCTGCACCAATCTTTTGCGACCGGCGATAACTATGTTCGGATGAATGGATCGCTCGGCTCGCCTGCAGACACGTTCGGCGTCGAATCTACGGGCAGCGCTCTCGTCGGAACGGATGCGTCATCGCCAAGCCTATTGACCTTGACCTACGACGGCTCGGGCAACGTGCAAGTGTACCAAAACGGTGGCTTGATCGGCACAGCCTCGAACACAGACAACGCGATCACACCGGGCGACAACTTTCAGCTCGCAGGGATTGTCGGCGGCGCATCTTCGAATCGTGCGCAGTTCGACATCGCGCACATGACAGTGTGCAATGTCGTCTCGGCGCCCGCCGACATTGCGAACGTCGCCGCGTGGTATGACGACAGGTATGGGCCGTTTTGATGCATGACGCGACAGCATGGCTGAACGACGTCGCCGGGTTTGCTGGCGCCGCGCTCGCCGCGCTCGTCGCCCTCGTTCATCTACTCGACTGGCTCGACACGATCTTCCCGAAGCTGCTGCCCTACACATCGTGGCTCACCGACCCGCTCGGCACCATGACGGGCGGCAGGCGCGAGCGGTATGCGAAACGGGGGAAGATCGAGGAGTGAGATGTGGCAGAAGTTCAAGGGCGCCATCGGCGTCGCCTGGCCGTGGGTTGTCGCGGCGATTGTCGCAGTTGCAACGATGGGCGCTGTGCGCCGCTTTGGCGCTGCGCGAGCGGCGAGCAAGAGATACCACGACGAGATGCGAGCGCGCGACCTTGCGCGGCTGCACGCGTCGCAGAAACGCGCAGGCGCGCAGCGCGACGCGTTGCTTGTGTTCGCCGACGAGGTCGAAGCGAGGGCACGCGAACACGAGGCGCATGACGCGACACTTGAGCGAGAGCTTGCCTCGCTTCGCGAGCGCGTCGCAGGCATGAACGAGCAGGAGTTGCGCGCCGAGGCGCAGAAGCAAGCCGCGCGCTATCGCTCGCGGTTTAGCCGCCTGACACCGCTCGTCGCTCTGCTGTTCTGCGCAGCGCCCGTGCATGCAGACGACGTGTGCCTGCCTCGCGCCGACGTCGAGACGATGGTCGTCGCGACAGCCGAGGCGAGCGAGCGCCTCGACGTACTCGCCGCCAAGTGCGAGCAGTGGCGATACAGCGCGACCGTGCTGCGAGCGACCGTGGCAGCCGCTCGCACGGCAGAGACGGCGGCAACGCTGCGTGCAGACGCAGCGCGCGACGCGCAGCGCGCCCTCGAGGTCGAGTGCGACAAGGCGCAGCGAGCGACGAAGGTGCGAGCATTCGGCGCGGCACTGGCGGCAGTCGCCTCGGTCGTGCTCGTCGCATGGGCGGTGCGGTGATGGAAGATCTTTCAGACACGCGCACGCGCATCTCGAAGCTCGAACGCAGCCAAAGCGGGCTGCGCGCGAGCGTCGACGCGCTTCACAACACGGTGCGTGACAACGCGCTGAACCAACGGAATCGCGATGAGCGATTCTTTCGCGAGGTGCGTGCGCTACGCGAGGAGCTGCACGACGATCTTAAAACGGTGCACAAGGTCAACGAGCTGCAGCGCGGCGCGTCTGTCGGGCGCGAGCTGCGCTTGCGCGAGCACTCTGTGCAGATCGAATCGATACAGCTGCAGATCGACAAGCGCGCAGAGCGCAGACACCAGATCTTCAACGTGATACTTGGCGCGCTCGGCTCGCTCGCGCTGCTCGTGCTCGGGTGGATGATGAAGGACTTCGACCCATGGTGGTAACGCACCCCTATTGCGACCCGGACACGCCGTGGATGTCGCCTGCATGGGGCGAGCTATTCGACGGCGTGCGCGAGCTGCCGGGCAAGCGCGACGCAGCGCGCGTGATCGAGTACCTGCGCACCTGCACGCGTCGGCGTTTCCCGATGCGCGACTCGACGCCATGGTGCAGTGCTTTCGTCTGTTGGTGCGTCGAGCAAGTCGGCATCGAGAGCACGCGCGACCCTGCTGCGCGATCGTGGCTCACGTGGGGTCGAGCTGCGCTGCCGCGCGTCGGTGCCGTCGTCATTTTCCCGCGCCCGCCGCTGCCGTGGTCCGGCCACGTCGGCTTCGTCTCGCACGTGGACGGCGGCGCGATCGGCGTGCTCGGCGGCAATCAAAGCAATGCCGTCTCGATCGTGCGTCGTCGACGCAGCGACGCGCTCGGCTACCGGTGGCCCATCGACATGTGATCGAGGCGCCTGGCAGCCCGACAGCGCCCTTGCCCGGCTCGGGCGCACGCGCAGGCGCGCGGCAGCTCGGGCGCCCGTGAGCAGCTGCCCAGGCCGGTTCGCGGGCCGGAAACGACGGCGGGCGACATCGCTGCCGCCCGCCGTGCTGCCTACCCTGTGACCGGTCTCACCCTTCGGCTGATAGCACGAACGCGCGCTCGTCGAATCGGCGCGCGAGCAGCAGCCAGCGCAGCAGCTCGCCGCGCGTATGCTCGACGCAGAGGTCGAGCCACGCGTCGGGCTCGTCGCTGATCTGCACGCAGCGCAGCCCGCGCGCATAGCGCTCGTCTGCGTCGACCTCGCGCCCGCAGATCTCGCATGCTGCCTGTTCTCGGCGGCTCACGACTGCACCTCGGCGTCGTCGTCGTCGACCCATGCCTGCAGCCGCGAGCGCATGTCGACCGCCGACGCTGCGGGCGGCTCGACGTCGACGTCGCTCTCGTGCTCGACGAGCAGCCATGCCCGGGCCTGCTCGATGAGCCACGCGCGCACCTCGTCGGGCGCGAGCGCGGTGCCCTCGGCGCGGGCCGTCTCGACCTCGGCTGCGACGCACTCGCCGATGTCGAGCGAGCGCGCTGCGACGTCTTCGACCTCGACGCCCGCGAAGTACTCGACGACGCCCGCAGCTGCTGCCAGGCTGCGCGTCGGCAGAGCGTCGCGCGTGCCGATCATGAGGGCACCCGAGAGAGCCAGATCAGCCGAGGGTCTTCGCGCGCAATTTCGAGCGCGTCGTCGATCGAGATGTCTTCGAGCGCGCCCTCGATCGGGTCTGCAAATTTGTTGATCTGCCATCCGCCCGCGACCGCGTCTTCGAGCGTCGCCGAGCGGCTCCAGTCGCAACCGTGGGGCCCGTGGCGCATCGTGTAGATCGCGAAGGCGTCGGCGGCGTTGTCAGGCGCGATGACGTAGTCGTCGATCGTCTGACGATACGCTGCCTCGCACGCGCTCGCGAGCCACGCAGCGCCCTCGATGCCGAGGTCGGCGGCGAGCGCCTGCGAATCCTCTCTCGTGAATGTGGCGACGTGGTCGCAGAGCGGCGAGAGATGCTTGCCGCAGGCGCGCAGCATCTGCAGTGCATACGCGCGCCCGAGCGCATCGACGTCGCGCACGATGACGCTGCACGCGTCGACGACGATCACGCCGTCGGCGACTACGATCGTAGTCGTCTCTGCGTCGTAGTCTTGCACGACCTCGATTGCAGGCGCGCGCGGCTCACCCTGCGGCGCGAGCCGCTCCATGACCTCGGCAGGCGACATGCGCGCGAAGTCGTGCACCGTCGGCGGCGCCGTGCTCGTCGTCGTCTTTGCTTTCGTATTCATCTCATCTCTCCCTGTGTGTTTGGTGTCCGTTTACTTGGTCTGCCAATCAACCGCCGAGCACGCCGACCTTGATGCCCATCGCCCGCAACTTCGCTGCGTCGTCGTCGGTGTTCGCGACGCTGCCGGGCAGCACGTGCATAGTGCGGCTATCCCAGATCGTGCAGCGCCACTGTCCCGGGTAGTCGGCGTCGAGGGCGTCATCCCACTTGAGGCTGCGCAAGAAAGGCCCGTCGGGATGATCGAGCACCTCGACGATGGTGCACGGAGCGCCGTTCGGTCGCGCGTTGTGATAGCTTGCGCGCTTGCGCGGGTTGTACCGCGAATGGCTTTCGGTGTCGTTCGCGAAGCTCTCGAAGTCTGCGAGCGCCTTGCGCTGCTCCGGGGTTAGCCGAAGATGCTCTGCGCTCGGTAGTGCGTTCTTCTCGCGCCATGCCTGCGCTACGTCGCCCGCTTCGAGCAGGGAAACGATGCGCCACGCGGGCAGGTCGAAGCCCGCCGGCACCTCGTCGTATTCTGCGGGCTCGACGGGCTCGTCGGGCTCGACGGGCGGCAGCGCTGCGACCGCTGCCGCGGCAGCGTCGCCGAGGTCGATGCCCGCCCGGCAGGCGTACTCTTGCAGTGCGTCGATGACCGTCTGCGGCAGGCGCACGGTCGCGCTCGCCGGCTTGCGCGGCCTGCCCGGACCGCGCTTCGCAACCGGTGCGGGCTCGACGGGCTCGACGGGCTCGGGCGCGTCGGCAGCGGGCGACTGATGGCGATCGTCCACGACGCGGACGCTTGGCACCTCGCCGGCCCGGAGCTATCCGCGGTGCTCCTCGCACCGTAGCCACGCGGCGCAGATCTGCGCAAGGTCGTGGTCGGCAGCATCGTCGTCGGGGTCGTGCTGCTGCACGTACTCGAGCGCGCGCGCGAGCCACCACGCTCGCAGCTCTGCCGCGTCGAGCGCGCAGCCGTCGAGCAGCGCATCGCGCATCTCGACGGCGAGCACGGCGTCGAGGTCGAAGTCGCGCAGCGCCTCCCGCTGGTGGTAGCAGGCGAGCACGCTCACGAGCGTCTCGCCGTCTGCGTCATAGTACTCGGCGGGGCTCACGGCAGCGCCTCACAGCGCGCGCGAGCCGCCCGAGCAGCTCGCGCGCGCGCTCGCTCGTCGAGAGCGCTGCGAGCGCTCCTAGCGTGCTTCTCGGAGCGTTTAGCGCCCGTCATCGTAGCTCGTGCGCTCGACGCTGCTGTCACAATCATTGTCCGGTGACTCTAGAGCCGCATCCATTTCCTCTTCGAGAGCACTGATTCGGTCCTTTTCTTCCAGAGCCGAGATTGATGCGCGTAGCCTTCTCGCGACGGCCTTCACATCAAGACCGAGTTCGCGCACGACGGTGCGTGCATCATCATCAGAAAGCGATTCGCCATCGAGAGATTCTCGCAGTAGGGCGAGTGGCTTGCGTTTTTTCTCACTCATGACTGGGCCTCATCTCCTACTTACTTACCGGGACGCTAGGCACGAGCCCGCCGGGCTGCCGGTCGAGCACGCGCAGCTCGGTCGATGCGTTGCGATCATCGATCGTCGTCTCGCCGCCTCGACGCTCGACCTCGCACGTGTAGCGCTCTGCGAGCTGCACGAGCAGCCGAGCCTGCGGCGTGCTCGCGACGGGCGCTGCGACGCCGCTCGCGCGCCGCCACTCGCCGATGCGCTCGACGATGGCGTCGACCTCGCGCGCCTGCGCGGGCGCCAGCCTCGCCACGTCGAGCGCCTCGCGCACTGCAGCGCGCGCCCGCGCCTGCATCTGCCCCATCGTCGCGCGTAGCGCCGCGCTCGCGGCTGCCGCCGCCGATGCCAGCTTTGCGCCCTGCGACGCTGATGTCCTGACAGGGGAATCCGCCGCAGATGAGGTCAACGCGTCGAAGTTTAGCTGCTCCCACTGTGCGGACATCTTCGAACCTTTCAGCGCCTGGCCAGTGTCGCTCGAGCACTGCGCGACAAAATGGATCGCGCTCGACTTGCCAGACAGTAGTGCCGAGCCCGGCCCGTTCAAGCCCCAGCTCGAGCCCGCCGATGCCTGAAAAGAGCGAGCCGATCGCCATCATATCAGTTCAGCTCTGCGCGCTCTGCGACGCAGCGCGGGCACTGGCATCGCAGCTCGCTCTCGTCTCGACGCTCGCGACGCTTCGCGCGCTGCTCGTGCAGCTCGAGCGCGCGAATCATTGCATCTGCAATCGCCGACGCTTGCGCGGGCGTGAGCGTGACGCCCATCTCCTCGCCATCGTCTGCCGTCATCACGAGCTCTGCGCACGACAAGCCGCGCTCGTCTGCGACGGCGTTCGCTTCGAGGTCTATGACGCGCCGCCGCTTCACGCTTTGACCTCGATGCGCCCGGCAGCGATCTCGATGCGCGCGTCGCAAAGCTCGCGCACGCCCGCGTCGTGCGAGACAACGAGCGTGCACGCTGCGCCGACAGCCTCGGCAGCACGCCGCAGCATCGCGACGTACGCTCGCCCGTTCTCGGCGTCGAGTGCTGCGCCGCTCTCGTCGCGCACGAGGGTCGGCGCAGTGACGCCGCGCCGCCTGCAGGCCACGACCGTAAGCGCCAAGGCGAGCGCCTCGCCAACGATCACGCACTCGCCGCCCGAGTAAGTCTCGGCGAGATCGTCGCGCCCGCCGACCGTGTCGAGCACGCGCACGTCGAGCCCTTCGAGCGTGCGCTTGCCGTCGGCGCTCGACCGATCGGTGCGCACCTCGATTGTGAATCGCGAGCCGTGGCAGGTATGCAATAGGTCGTTCGCGAGCGTGTTTATCTCGGGCACCGCTGCGTCGATCTCCATGGCCTGCAGCCCGTCACGCCCGAGGTCGTCGCCGAGCTTGCCCCAATCGTCACGCTCTGCGCACGCGCTCTGCACCTCGGCGTCGAGCTGCGCTGCGCGAGCGACGTCGCGTTCGGCGTTGTCGCGCTCGCCTCGCAGCCGCCCTTCGGCAACGCCTAGCCGTGCGAGTTCGCGCTCTGCGCGTTCGAGCGGCGCTCGAACGTTCGCGACGTCGATGCTGCCGTCGACCTGCACGTCGGGCGCGCTGTCTAGCTCGTCGCGTCTGCGCTGCTCGTGCGCGACCGCCTCGAGGATGCGCTCGTCGAGCTGCTCGATCCGTCCTGCGTCGGCAGACAGTTCGGCGAACCGCGATGCGTCGGCGTTGCAAGCGCGCAGCCGCTCGCCTGCGGCGTCGAGGATCTCGGCGGCGTCTCGCTCTGCCGCGTCTCGCGATTGAACGAGCACGACCTGCCCGACCTTCGTCTCTTCGAGCGCCGCGCACTGGCGCACGAGCGCCTCGCATCGTTCGAGCAGCACTTGCAAGTCGGCGTTCGCCCGTTCGACCTCGCCCGCCCGCGCTGCGAGCAACTGCAGCCGCTCGCACTCGACGCGCGCGACCTCGCTCTGCGTCTGCGTCTGCTCGATGCGCCCGCCTATCTGCGCGATGCCTGCGACCCGCGCGACGCCCGCGTCGATCTCTTCGTCGTCACGCTGCAGCGTTGCGCCTGCGATGGCGTCGCTCGCGTCTGCGCCGCTTGCGATACAGTCGAGCGATGCGCGCAGCGCGCGAATCCTTCGGTCGAGCGCGGTCGTCGTGAGCACGACAAGCTCGCCGCGCTCGGCTTCGAGCTGCACGAGCGCCTCGCGGGCTCGGTCGCGCAGGTCGCGCGCGCCCGGCAGCGCGTGCGCCGCCTCGGCGATCTCGTCGGCTTGCGACAGCCTGCGCCGCGCTCGCACGAGGTCTTTGTCGATCTCGAACATCGCCTCGCGCGCAGCGCGCAGCCTGCCCTCGGTCTCGCGCGCCTCGGCGTTCGCCTGCGCGAGGCGGGCCCGCGCCGCCGCGACCTCGGTCGTAGCGTCTGCGACGCGCTGCCGCAGATAGGGCAGCCGCCCGTGCGCTGCCTCGGCAGGCGCGAAGAGCCGCTCGTGTCGCTCGACAAGCTCGCGCCGCCGCTCGCGCGCTGTCGTGAGCGCGCGCGTCGCCTGGCGATGGTTGTCGGCTGCGACGCGGTGCGCTGCGCGCAGCCGCTCTCGCTCTCGCATGTCGGCGGCTGCCTCTTGCGCCCTCGCGAGAGCCATGCGCGCGCCGTCGACCGCGACCTGCGCCGAGGCTTTCGCGTGCTCGATGTGTCCGAGCTGCTCGTCGAGCGCCGCGACGTCGTGCTCGGCTACCTCGGCACGAACGGCTCGCAGCCTGTCCGATTGATTGCCCGCGCTTGTGCGCCGCTCACGAGCCCGCGCCGCTAGCTCCTCGAGGCGCTCGCAGCCGAGCATGCGCAGGAGCAACGCTTTGCGCTGGCTTGCCGCGAGGTCGAGCATCCCGCGCCGACCCTGCGCCGCGAAGCTCGACGCGTACAGTAGCTCGCTCGGCACGAGGTGCTCGGCGCGCCACGTATCGAAGTCGCGCACCTTCCCGGTGCTCACGACCGCCGAGCCGTCGGCCCGCTCGACGAGCGACTCGGACTTGCCGGTGTTCGGGTCGAACACGTGCCGGAGCCGATACACCTCGCCATCCTCGACGACGAGGTCGAGGCTCGCGTGCGGCGACGTCGCCAGGCCGCTCACGCGACCACGCGTCGGGCACGTGCGATAGACGCCGCCCGCGAGCAACTCCAGTAGCGTGGACTTTCCTGCGCCGTTCGCGCCGCAGACAGCGACGAGCTTGCCCTGCAGCTCGCGCAGGTCGAGCGAGTGTTCGCCCTTGAATGGCCCGATATCTCGGACCGCGATGCTGTGAAATTTCATGTGGTGGTATCCCCCTGCAGATCCCGCGCTTTGGATAGCAGCTCGCGCGCACGTTGCACAGTGAACGTGTCACCCCGCACTTGCCACAATGCACGCAGCTTGTCTTCGAGCGTGCGCGCCGCCGCGATCTCTGGCGCCCGGGCTTGCGCCGTCGTCTGCACGACCGCCTCGACCTTCACGACTGCCGCACCTCGACGCACGAGATTCTCGCGTGCGTGCTCGGCTGCGAGCGCAGCGACCGAGCGCTCGTCGGCGGCGACTGAATAGCGCAGACGGATCTCGGCGCCGCTCACATCTTCGGGCAGCTCGTCGCGCCATTCGAGCTGCTCGTCGCACCACTCGCCGTCGACGAGGTGCATCGCCGCGCACGGCGTCTCGATGATCTCCCACGTCGGCACGCAGTCGGCGTCGAAGTCGATCAACGCGAAGCCCTTCGGCTCGACCTCGCCGAACGCGGTGCGCCGAGGCGAACCCGGATAGACGACCGGGCGCTCGTCGTGCGTCCACGACTGCCCCTTGTGTATGTGCCCGAGCGCGACGAGGTCTGCGCCGGTCGCTGCGAGTTCGTCGAATCCGATCTCGAAGTCGCAGCCGACGAGCGGCTGCCCGGTCGACGTGGTCGAGCCGCGTACCATGGCGTGCGCGAGCAGTATGCGAGGCACGTCGGCGTGCGCGAGCTCGCCCATCTCGTGACCGAGCCCGCGCAGCACGTCGCGCAGCGCGTCGCCTGCAGCCGCCTCGGCAGTCGCTCGCGTGCCTGCCATCGTGAGCACGCCCGACCTCGAGGGCCACGCAAGCGCACCGACGACGCAGCCGCCGACCTCGTGCACGCCGCACTGCTCCTCGACGATGATCTCGAACAGCGTGTCGAGCGCCCGCAGCGCGGCGAGTTCTTTGTCGCGGTCGTGGTTTCCTTTCACGACGACGACGGGCGCAATCTGCGCGAGCCGCTGAAACCACATGAACACCGCGAGCCGCTCTTCGGCGGTCGAGCGCCGCTCGAACACATCGCCGCCGTGCAGTATCAGGTCGCAGTCGCGCTCGGCGATCTGCTCTGCGATCCAATCGTGCACGGCGCAGCACTCGACGAACCGCCCGCCTGGCGAGCTATCGAAGTGCGAATCGGAGATCAACGCGACGCGCGGGCCCTTGCGCATGTTCACGAGGCACCGCCCTTCGAGCCTTCGCGAATCATACGATCCCAAATGTCGCCGACCGACTCGCCGAGATCCGCATCGCGCCCGCGCTCGATGGCCCGGCGCAGGGCATCGGCCTCGGCTTCGATTATCGCGAGCGACAACTGCAGCGTGCATACGTGGCGCGGCTCGTTGTCGCGCCACTGCGCGATCAGGTTTGCCGCGACGCCCAAGCGACCCATCGGCGTCATTCGAGCGAGCTGCTGCTCGAACGCGGCGAGCGCATCGTCGACCGCAGTCATCGCGCACCTGCAGCGCGACGATCGATCTCGTTCTCGATGGCGGCGATCATGCGCTCGTCGGCGTCGCGCGAGTTGCTCGTGCCTTCGTCGAGCGCAGCCGACAGCGAGTTTGCCGCGTCGAGTAGCTCGCCGTTGGCAGCCTGCGCGAGCGTCGTGCCCGAAGGCAGTGCGTTCGGCGGCGCCTCGAAGCGCCCGACCGGCGGCGTCTCGTCGTCGTACGTCGAGCCCACGGGCGGCGGCGGTGTGTGCGCCATGAGGGCAGCGGGCGGCGCGGCGCTCGCGCCAAGGACTGGCGCGCCGCTATTGCCGAAGAGCGCGCTGCGCCCTTGCATCATCGATCGCGCGGTCATCATTGCGAACTCGCGCCGCAGCACCGGGTCGCGCGTCTCGCCCGTGAACATCAGGCGCGCGACCACGAACGGTTTCTGCAGCTCGTCGGTCGAGTAACCGGTGCGCACGCCGAGCGAGCGCACGGCCCGGAGCTGCGCCTTGGTCTCGGCGTGCGATTGAATGTGCAATCGCATCTCTTGAATCTGCAAGCCTGCGCGCCCGGCCCGCCCCTTCGACGCAGCACGCGCGTTCAACGCGTCGACCTGCGCGCTGCCCTCGCGCAAGTCCATCTCCTTTTCAGCGACGATAGTCTGCCGCGTGCCGTCGAACGCGACGTAGAAACCGACCGCGCGCCAGCGACAATAATGCGGATGCGAGCCGTCATCGAGGCGCCCGCTCGCCATGGGATCCCACGATATGCCGGCAGCCGCGGCGATCTTCTGCAGGGTGCTCTTTCCGAGCCCATAGTTACCGTTGCCGGTCGAGTAGCAATCGCTGCCGGCCCACACACGAGCGAACGAGACGGCGCAGCCTTCGGGCAGTGTGCCGACCGTCGGCGACGGTGCGACTAGGTTCGCCTCGCCGCTCGTCGCAGCCCACTGCATGCGCCCGCCCGTGTCCTTCGGGTCGCTATACGTGCCGTCGAGTCGGTCGGCGGCTTTCTTTGCTAGCTTGTTCTGTTGCTCTGACATTTCTCTCTCCTTTGTTGGTTTGTTTAGTCGTTGTGTTCGCGCAGTCGCGAGAGCGCGACACGCCGCGCCCATCCTTCGGACATTGCGATCGCGACCGTGCGACCGGTGCGCAGCTCTGCGACGCGCCAGCCTGCCGCAGTGCGCTCGATGCGCAGCCATTTACCCTCGACGACGAGCGTCCAACTGCGCCCGCTCGTCGCGCCCTCGCTGTAAGATTTCACGGTCGCACCTGTCTGGTAACGCGCTGCGCCTGCAGCCCCCTGCGCGCTGCCGACTGTACAGCGATTGAATAGCAATGTGTAGCCGATGAGTGCATCCAATGCACAGTTTGCTATGGTCGCGCCATGGTTGAACGGATCACGCCGCTGCGCAGGTGGCTAAAGCGCAGGCAACGGTCGCTCGCAAGCGTCGCAAGGGATGCCGAGGTCAGCTACGGCACGGCTCACAAGGCGGTGCGCGGGCTGGCGGTCTCGGTCGAAAGCGCGCTCAAGTTGTCGGCTGCGACGGGCGGCGAGATCAAGGCCAGGGATCTGTGCGAGATGCCGGGCAACATCGCGCGCCGCGTCTGAACGTGTCGACGTCGGGGGGCGTCTCGAATGGTAAAACCGGGGGGCGTATTTAGCCGCTGTCCACTTGTGCGGCTGCACAATCTTCTGCGCGTGCTCGACGACGACGAGAGCGTCTCGTTCTCGCTTGGCGCGCCGCTCGGACCGTTGCCCTCGGCGGCATGGGTCGACGAGGTCGGCGCGCATCGCGTCTGCGCACCGACGCGACCCGAGTCATGCGATGACACTGCAGAGATGTTGTACGGGCTCATCGTCGACGAGGTAAGAGCAACATGGAATCCATGACGTTTCAGCGCGCAGTGGGGCACGTGCTAGATCGGCTGCGACACGAGCACGGGCTTACCCGCACCGAAGTCGCGCGGCGTGCGAGCGTGAGTCGCACGACTTACGCACGGCAAGAGGCGGGCGCGCAAGTCGCCTCGCTGGAAACACTCGAAGCGATCGCGCTCGCCTTCGAGGTGCCGCTCTCGCGGCTCATAAGTGCAGCCGAAGACTTGCAGCATTGCGGCGAGCCCGCCGACCGCGCTATGACCGCCGACGCAGGCGGCGCGGGGTCGACTGCATGCTCGCAGCCGACGCGCAGTGCATTCCCTGTGTCACAGCGCAGCCCCGCGCCGCCCGCACCTGTCGACCTCCGCCTCGGTCGCTGGCAAGACGTGCTCGCAGACGTCGGTAGTGTGGACGCATTGATCGTGGATGCGCCGTACAGTGCTCGCACGCACGTCGCCTATCGTTCGATGCCGAGCGTCGGGCGCGAGGCGATAACTTATAGCGCCTGGGATTCCGATGACGTCGATCGCTTCGTGGCCTACTGGGCGCCGCGCACGCGTGGATGGTTTGCAACCCTTACGGATCACAATCTCGCGCCTGCATGGGAAGCCGCGCTCACCCTTGCGGGTCGATATGTGTTCGCGCCGCTCGCGTGCATGGAGCCGGGATCGCGCGTGCGGCTAAGCGGCGATGGGCCTGCGCAGTGGTCCGTTCAGCTTATCGTTTCTCGCCCGAAAAACCGCACGATGCAAAAATGGGGGGCGCTGCCCGGAGGCTATGTCGTGGAGGCTCGCGACGGATGGCGAGGCGTCACGGGTGGGCGCAGCGGCGTGATGGGCGGCAAGCCGCTCTCGCTGATGCGCGCGCTCGTGCGCGACTATTCGCGCCCTGGCGATCTCATCTGCGACCCGTGTGCGGGGGGCGGTACGACGCTGCTCGCTGCGGCGATCGAGGGCAGGCGCGCAGTCGGCGCGGAGGTCGACCCTGCGCATTTTGAGATCGCGCAGAAGCGATTCGCGCGCGGCTACACGCCCGACTTGTTCACGCAGCAACCCGGCGCAGAGCGACCGGTCGAGCAGATCTCGCTCGACATCGAAGATTGAACACAGGGGGAAACGATGGACTATCCAAGTGCGTTAGTTTTTTTTGTCGGCGTCGGCGTGCTCGTCGCGCTCACGTTTCGGGGTGAGCCGTGAACGGCGGCGAGCGCCTCGCGGCGATTCTCTTGGTCGGCAGCGTCGCCTACCTGGCGGCAGCGGCGTTATGGGCGCTGCTCTCGTAATGGCGCGGGCGCGGTCGTACCGTCTGAACGGTCGCGACGTCACGCTGCGCGACCTGGCAGAGATCACCGGGCAGCCGCTCGAACGCCTGCGCGCCCGCGCCAAAGCGGGCTGGTCGGTCGAGCGCATCGTGCAAGCTGCGCGCGGCGAGCGGCCCATCGCGCCCGACGACGAGCGCCTCGCGTGCGAGCTTGCGCAGCTCGGCGGCGACGAGCCGCTGCAGTACGTCGAGGCGCTCGTTTGGGTTCTCGCGCGTCGTGGATGGGCGCCCGAGCGCATCTCGGCAGCGCTGCGCGCAGCGGCGCAGAACGAGAGAGAGACGCGCGGGATCTCGCAGACGCACACTCTGCAAGAGATCGGCGATCGATGGGGCATGACCCGCGAGGGCATACGCAAGCTCGAAGAACTAGCGATCCGCAAACTGCGCAACAACGCGAGAGCGCGCGCGGCATGGGACGAAGGGGAGGATCAATGAAGGCATCGAGAACACTGACGGCGGCGGCGCTATGCGCGGCGCTATGCAGCTCGGCGAGCGCCCGCGAGTACCCGGACCGAACACGCCCGACGCGACCTGCGCCTGCGCGCTTTCGCAAGCCCGCTGCAGCGTGGTCGATGCACGTCGAGACGCTGTCGCGCGTGATGGTTGCCGAGTCGCACAACCCGCACGATTGGCGCGCGATCGCTTGGGTGCTCGAACATCGTCGACGCAACATCGGCGCGCGCTCGCCCGGGTCTGTGATCCGATACTCGGCAACGCTGCGCCGGCTCACGCCGCGCGCTCGCGTCATCCACGGCCCGCTGCGC